ATGACCGATATAAGCTCTGTCAAGATGCGCCATTTTATCGAAAATCTCGGACGCGAAGACGCAACCAAAAAAGAGCATTACGTACCGCATAGACTATTCAAAATCAAAGAAGACATGTTTTATCCCGAAACAGAACATCCGGTATTACAATCGCCAAGCGTAAAAATGGTAATGCAGTTTAGAGGAACTACTATCTGGCATTTGGCTTATTGTCCTGGCATTTTCGACATCAGAAAGCGATACATAAACCATCTTAAGAAATCAGAGATGCACACAAAAGAATATCTTGATAATTGGTATATGTCGCACTTGTTTGGATATTACCCTAAAAGTCAAATAGGCGCAATGGCAATACCGGAAACAATACTTAATGAGTTCTTGATTGACAAAGACATGCTTTATTATAAGACACACAGCACTTTAGAGGCAAAACATTTCATAATGAGCAAACAATGGATTCAATATTTCAAACCGGATACTGTTTTGGACTTGGGATGCGGAATTGGTCTGTTTGGATTTGCTTTGGATAGTTACGGAATAACTTATAGCGGGGTAGAAAAATCTAAATGGGCGGTAGAAAATACCCCATATAAACATTTAGACATGCTACAAGGCGACATAACAGAAAAAATCAAAGTTGACAATTTTGAGAAATATTCACATTTTGACTTAGTGCTTGTTTTAGACGTTTTAGAGCATCTTGAAGAACAAGACCTCGACAAAACGCTTAATCTGATTAAGTACTATGGTAAGAACTACTTATTTAGCATACCTTACGACACAGATCCAAATATCGACCTAGACATCACACATTTAATCAAGAAACCTAAAAAATGGTGGCTAGAGCAGCTAGGAAAGCACTTTAAGATTACAGACGTACCGGAAGATTTTATGTACGGTCATCAATTTTTAATGGGTGAGAAGTTATGAAAGACAATCCAGTAAACGAATATTTAAGCGAAGTATCAAAACTAAAAGGAAACATAATCGCAAAAATAGAGATGGCAGACAATTTCAGTATTGATAAATCAGGAATTGCTTATAATCTGATTGAAAAGCTACAAGAATATATGTCTTATGATGATAGGATGAAAGTTATTGAGAGACTACTATTGAAAAGATACGATAGCGAAACAAGAGAGAAGATATTGGTGCTATTGAAATGAAGACAAAAGAATGGACTGACAATTATCATCCATTTAATTCAATGAAACATTGCAGCCAGATATACCGCTGGAAAGATATAGGACATAATATCGCACCTGCGCCAGCATCAATAAGTATAGATCCTTCTAATGGCTGCCAGTTGGATTGTGAGTGGTGCAATTCAGGACATATCAGAAACAAGAACCCAAAACAAATAAGCAAAGAAACATTAATCGAGATAGCCGAGTTCTTACCGAAGTTCACAGAACATCCTATGTTTGGCGGTGTTGAGGCGGTTTGCATTGCAGGGGGCGGCGAGCCATTAACAAACCTAGCCACTCAGGACTTTATAAATCAGGTATCAGAACACGGAATAAAGCCAGGACTGATAACAAACGGAATCAACCTGCATAACTTCGACATAAGCAAATGCGAATGGCTAGGAGTAAGCGTGGACGCAGGCACAAGAGAAACATACAAAAAACTCAAAGGCGGCGACTATTTCGACTTGGTAATAGACAATATAAAAAAAGCGACAAAAGTACAAGGATTGATTTCAAAGCCAGGCAAAGCGCACGGGGTGACTTATAAGTTTGTAATGAACCCCGACAATATCAATGACATCTATCCTGCTGCAAAACTGGCAAAAGAAATAGGATGCCGGGCGTTTCATCTCAGACCTTACGGGGTGCCATATCAGGGCAAAAGCAACCCATTCAGCGAAGACGACATAACAAAATTCAGGGAACAAATCACCTTAGCAAGAAAACTAGAAGATAACGATTTCCAAGTATATGGTATAACCCATAAATTCGGCTCTAACTTTGAAAAATTAAACGACTTCGAGAAATGTTACGCGGTTGCGTTTTCATGTACGATACAACCACCAACAAATCAAGGATTCAATATAACAGTTTGCTGCGATAGAAGAGGCGACCCGAAACTTACACTTGAAGACATAACAACAAAAGAACTAAAGAAATTCTGGGGTTCTAAAGAACATCTAAAACTCATAGACGAGATAGACCCCAAAAAATGTCCTAGATGCACAAGAGGACCGCATAATATTTTATACGAAAAATCAATCAGAGAGGATAACCTTGGATACGAATTCGGCTAATAAAAATATATCTATATTTGGTTTGGGATATGTCGGCGGTACTGCCGCACTTTGCCTTAAGAAATTAGGGTTTGATGTTTTCGGCGTTGATATAGACCCTGAGAAACAAAAACAATTCAGAGAAAAGATATGGATTACAGACTATAAAGTTGCACTAGATAATACCGAAATGTCATTAATCTGCGTACCAACACCATGCCAGGATAACGGTAATATTGATATATCTTATGTTGAGACAGTATGCAAGCAGATAAACGACTACAAACCGGAACAAATAGTGATAATCAGAAGCACCGTATTTCCTAACCAAATAAAAAAACTTGAATCAATAACTAAAAATCTTGTAATCAACCCAGAATTCTTAAGGGAATCAACAGCCGAATATGACTTCTTTAACCCGCCTTTTATTGTTGTCGGTTCGAGAAATAAAGAGATAAGCGAAAAGGTAATAGGCATCTATAGCGGGATAGTCGCAAAGAAATACATAACCACCCCAGAAGAGGCTCAGATGTTGAAATATGTATGTAATGTCTGGCATGCATGCAAGATCGCATTCACAAACGAAATAGGAACTATCTGCGACGGCTACAATATAGACGGAAAGAGAGTCATGGAACTGTTCAGGCAGGACAAAAAACTAAATATATCAGAAACCTACCACCGGATAGGTGAGCCATTTGGCGGTCATTGTCTGCCTAAGGATTTGTCTGTTTTTATGTTTAATTCTGATCTTGCTAAAAACCCGTTAATTCATGCGATTAGTGATTCAAATGATATAAGAATAAAACCAAACATGATTGCTGATGATTGTAGATGTATCGATAAAATAAAATGTCCATCAGATAACTCTATAATATTATCAAATGGTAATCGAATAGACATTGTAGATATTAAGAATAATGAGGAGTTGAAATAAATGAAAATAAAACCAGTATGTATAATAATACCATGCCGGAACTCAGGTGATAGTCTGGAAATGACAATCAATAGCATAATGCGTACTTTCGAGCATCCATATAAGATATTATTAATAGAAAGCGAAAGCACAGACGGAACGGCTGAATATTGTAACATTATCGCAAACGCACATCCCGATAAGATAGAAGTACATCACATACCTGCAAACGGAACTACTATAGCGGTAAATTACGGTATAAGATGCGCAGGAGATTCAGACGTATTACTAACACAAGATGATGTAATATTCCATAAATTTCTAGGTCGTGACATGCTTTATGAGATGGTTGAGGTTTCTAAAAATGCCGACTGCGGCATAATATCTGTAGAGAACGGGGGCGGTAAATCAGGACCCATATATTCAGACGGCTTTAATTGGATAGGAACGTGGTGCATGTTCATACCAAGAAAGACCATTAACAAGATAGGTCCATTGGATGAAGTATTCAACCCAGGTGACGGTGACGATATAGATTATACGTATAATGTATATGCAAATAACCTTAAAGTCTATAAATTGGATATATTTGTAGAGCATCATAGAAGATTCAATGTAGACCAGCACGAACACGAATCACAGAAAATAAAAAAGCGAAACTCATTATACTTCAAGAAAAAATGGAATCTGGACAAACCCCCAGAATGCGTAGATATGGTGATAAATAATATTACCCATAGATTCGACAGATTTACGTTGTTAGATGAAGGCTACCAGATAGATAAACTAGGATATGTGCATCATGACAAAGAAGTATTTGAAATGATCACAAGAGTTTCCAAAAAGATGAACGATGACGATATAATGATAGATGTCGGCGCAGGAGTAGGCGACACATCGGTATGGCTTGACAAAGGAACATGCTTTGCATTTGAACCGTCAGGCAGATGTTACGCGCACTTGCTAACTAACATGAAACTAAACCCTAAAAACAGAGTAATCCCGATTATGGCGGCTGTTTATGATAAGTCTATTCATTACGAATCAATAAAAGGCGAGCATTACGGTCTTGACTCGATAAAAGAGACAACCGACACAACAAAACCGAAAGCCATAATACTTGACGTTATGTTTCAAGATGTTCCTAATATCCGGTTGATTAAGATTGATGCTGAAGGCGCAGATTTGAATGTCTTGAAAGGCGCAGTTGGTATAATAAAAAAACATAAGCCTGTTGTTATAATCGAGACGAATCATGTTGAAAAAAAAGAAGTAGAAAAGATATTATTGGATTTAAATTACAGTCTGGCTAAAAGCGCAGGAATAAACTGTATCGGTATACCGATAAAAGAGGTAATTAAATGAGAAAATATCATAAAGTACCATGTGGGCCACATAAAGGAATGTTTATGTGTGTTGGCGGGACCGTTGTAGGCAAAACAGAAAAAGATTGTGAAGACTTTGAAAAAGAATATTATGGTGATTAGATGGTAGAACAATGGACAAATGATTTCAATCCTTTCAACTGGACTAAATACTTTGCACAGATATACCGATGGAAAGAGATAGGCAAAACTCCCGCACCGGCTCCGGCGATGGTTAGTATCGACCCGTCAAACGTATGCCAACTAAATTGTATCTGGTGCAACAGTGTCTATATCAGAAAACAAAACCCGAAAATGATAAGCAAAGAATCATTATTAGACATAGCAAACGGATTAAAGAACTTCACAACTCACCCGACATGGCACAATGTAGAGGCAGTATCTATCGGTGGGGGTGGCGATCCACTTACAAACCCCGCAACACAGGATTTTATAAATAGAATAGTAGAGCTTGGAATAAAACCGTCAGTAGTAACTAACGGTCTGGCACTTGACAAATTCGATTTAAGCGGTTGTGAATGGGCGGGGGTAAGCGTAGATGCCGGCACAAGAGAGACATTCAAAAGACTCAAAGGCAAAGACTGTTTCGATAAAGTAATCAACAACATAAAAAAACTAACAGAAGTCAAAGGCACAGTAAATAATCCACAATTAGGTCACGGTATAAGCTATAAGTACGTCATGCATCCTGAAAACATAGATGATATATTTGAAGCTGCAAAAGTAGCAAAAGAGATAGGATGCCGGAACATACATATAAGACCGTTTATGATCCCGTATAAAGGTCAAGGCAGCGCATTTTCAGAAGGTGATATAAAAGAGTTCAGATTCCAACTTAAAAAATCCAGAGAGCTTGAAGATGAGAACTTTTCAGTCTATGGCATAACCCATAAGTTTGACGGTCATTTTGTAGGCAAAAACGACTTTAAGAAATGCTATGCTATTTACATGACCTCAACATTCCAGCCGCCAACTACAGACGGAAAAGGATTTAATGTACTTCTATGCTGCGATAGAAGAGGTGACCCCAGACTAACACACGAAAACATGACAATGGAACAATTCAAGAAATACTGGGGTACAAAAGAGCATCTAAATATCGTAGACCATATTGATCCTCAGAAATGTGAAAGATGCATAAGGACCCCGCATAATAAGATATACGAAAAAGCTATAATTGAGAATAATATGTCTTATGAATTTGCGTGAAGTGATTGAATGAAGACTTTGAATGAATTTTATATTTTGACAATAAAAAAGACCCATCTTGGAGAACGTCTTGCTAAATTTAGAAAAACTGTAGACAAAGAAGAACTAAGACAATCAGCAATAGACGATATAAAAGTAATATCTAAAAATACCCCTAAAGTTGCCATGATTCTAAAATGGTATATTATGGTAAAATTCAACATAACAGAGGACGATTTAAAATGAAACCTGCAATAGTAATACCCGTATATAATGGAGGAAAGAGTTTGGTAGCTACCATAGATAGCATACAAAGCAGTACAAATAATTATTCAAGAATAATACTCATAGAAAGTGGCAGTACTGACGGCTCTGACAAAGTATGCGACGCATACGCTAAAAGATACGAAAGAATAACCGTAATCCATGAAAAAGAACGAAAAGGCGCAACAAACGCAGTCAATACCGGCATAAAAGAAGCTGGAGACCTGGACGTATTACTAACACAATCAGACGTTTTATTTCCCAAAAAATACGAATCAGACTGGCTGTTTGAGATGGAACAATCAGCAAAATATAATAAAGATTGTGGGCTTGTTACAGTGTTTGCAGGTGGCGGTACAAGCGGCAAGGATTATGTAGATGGATTTGTATGGATTGGTACGTGGTGTATGTATCTGCCAAGAAGCACAATCAATAAAGTAGGATTGTTTGATGAGATGTATTCCGGTCCCGGAGATGATATAGATTATTGTTATGCCATCAAAGAAGCAAAATTAGTTTATTATATGATAAATTACTGGGTTGACCATCATAGAAAGGTTACAAATCACACTCCAGATGACAGTATAGGAAATATCATAATTGCGGATATTCAAGATACAAACGGGAAACTATTCAAAAAGAAATGGGGATTAAAATGAAAACATTGAAAGATTTGTATAATGAATATGATGCAGAATTAGAGATTAATGGAAGTGTAGAGCCATTGATTTATTTTAAATGTTTAAAATGCGGGGATGTTAAAGAAAATTCAGAATTTGATAGAGAAATTAAAGAATATCCATATAATCAAATCAAACAAACCGCAATAGAACAAGTTAAATCATTGAATAAAATCTTAACGATGGTTCCTAGTATAACAGTTAATCTTGGTGGTGATGCCGTAAATAAAAGGAATTATGTTTCTATCTATCCGATGATAAAATATAGTACAAGAAAATGTCGTGATTTGGAAGCATATATCAATAAAACAGGTAAAACAAAAAATGAAGTATTAATAGAACTAAAAAATATGATTTCTGATTATGAATCAAAACGGTCAGAACAAGAAAAACTTTTAAATTCATTCGGATTAGAACGAGAATATTGCGAAGGTTTTGAAACATTCGACCATGTAATCCATATCAGAGATTATATCATAAGATTCAATAATTTAACAGAGGTAGATTTAGAATGAAAGACAAAATATTCAAAATCTACGACAGAATGACAAAGAACATAAGTGTATGGCGAGATTATCTAAGTAAATATGAATATACGAATTATGCAAAACTAAAAGAATTACAATTATCTAGAATTACCCCACATTCATGGATACATTTTGGATATCATCATCTTACAACAAAAGAAGAATTACGCAATTTCAAACCAATCCTAAAAGGAAACGAAACAACACACTTCTCATCAGGTTCTACAGGCGAACCGCTTAAGACATACGGACCTCATTTCTTACAGTCAATAAAACCCGCAGTATTCGAGCGAGCTTGGAAATCTGTCGGATGGAACGGCAAAGACAAAATACTAAGACTAACCGCCGGACAACCTCAATGGGAAGTTTTCGACTGGCTGAGAAACGTAAAACCCATGAATTATAGAACCGTAAACAAAAAACATTATAACTGGATTATCAAAAACAAACCGTTTTTAATACACGGCGGATCAGGCGCAATCAGAGAAATCACAACAGGCATGATAAAACTAGGCAAAGAAGAAATACTAAAAGACATCACATTATACCTTATGAGTGAAGACACCAGAGCGCATACAAAATACTTGAAGAAATACTACAAAAACGTATATTCGGGATATGGGTTAGCAGAACTATGCACGGTGGCTTCACAATGCAAATATGGAAACTATCATGTAAACATGGAGACCTGTATAGTTGAAACAATCAAAGGCGAGATAGTAGTTACTGATTTGTTCAATAACATTACTCCTGTTATTAGATATAGAACTAAAGACTACGGCAAACTCAGGAAAAGCGATTGTCCATGCGGACGAAATCACGACATACTCTATGATATAGTCGGTAGAGGGATTGATTATTATGACGGAAATAAAACAAAAAAACCTATTGGATGGTGGATTTTGTCGCCATTGTCGAATAATTACGGCTCTTTTATCAATCAATGGAAAGTAAAAATTGACTTGAAGAAAAACAAGTTTATTCTTTATGTTGTCTGGAATGAAAAAAGTATAGTTAATCCAAAAGTGGGTAAATCTGTTGAATTAACATCATACAAAGAATGGATAAAAAAAGAATCAGGATTAGACTTAGTAATCAGAACAAAAAAGAGTATGACGAATAAAAAACGCATGAAATTATTGGAGATTGTGGGTGATTGATATGGAAAGTAAATATATAATACACTTGAAAAATGTACCGCCAAAAATAACAGAAGAATTCAGTAAAAAACTAAAAGAATTTTATACTAAAAAGAATCAGCCCTTTACTATTGCAAGTGGCGATATGGCTATAATCGACTTACATACAGGCAAACAAATATATCCTGAATTAAAAAATAAAAATTAACCTAAAAGTGATTGAATGAAACCAGAAAATAAAAAAGAAATCAAACCGGAAAAACCAAACAGAAAACGATATGCAATAGACTTCGATAATACCTTAACAGTTGGCGATAATAAACCATGGGTAGAAGACGACAGACCAAAACCAAACAAGAAGAATATAGAAATAGTAAACCAGTTATTCTTCAAAGGAAACACAATAATAATACACTCATCAAGACCGTGGGAGTTCGCAAGAAAGACAGTCGCATGGCTGATAGAAAATGAGGTATTATATCACGGTATAAACTTTGGGAAAGCGAATGCGCATGTGTATGTTGATGATCGGAATATGAGTATCAAAGAATTCGAGGCATTAAAATGATATTTGGAAAAAAAGAAACCCGATTATTCACAGCAGGACCCGTAAACGCATCTAAAAGCATTAAGAAACTAATACCATTCCCAGAGATAGGACACAGAGAGCCAGAGTTTGAAGACCTATACAAAAGCGTAAAAGATAAACTATACAATGTATTTGACATAAAAAAAGAAGATTTCGACTTTGCTATATTCGGCGGGTCAGGAACAGCAGCTATAGAATCAATGATTTCATCGGTAGTAACCAAGAAAATACTTGTAATAAGCAATGGCGCATTCGGAGAGAGGGCATATAAAATCAGTTCTATTTACAGATTACCTAGAGCATACTTAAGATACAACTGGGGCGAATATCCAGACATAACCCAGATAGAAAAACTACTAAAAGAAAATCCAGAGATAGGATGTGTTTATATGGTACACATGGAAACAAGCACGGGTATGCTTAATCCTGTAAAAGAAGTAGGAACGCTATGTAAAAAATACAACAAAACATATCTTGTTGATTCTGTATGTGCTATCGGCTGCGAAAAGCTAGACATGAACGAATTTAATATCGACTTCTGCGCTTTCAGTTCAAATAAAGGCATAGGCGGTCCGCCGGTGATGAGCGCTGTATGTTGCAGGAAATCTAAACTAACTAACCTTAAAAAAAGGAACATGTACTTGGATTTATCTGTTTATTTGAAATACGGAAAGATAAACCAAACACCGTTTACACCAGCTATTCCATTATTTTATATCATGAACGAAACACTATCAGACCTGCTAAAAGAAGGAGTAAACAACAGAATAAGACGCTATAAAGAAAACTGCGAACTATTGAAATTAAAATTAGCGCAAATAGGTTTAAAATTTCCTTGTTATCCCACAAGATATGCAAACGCAATGGTAAACATATCAATACCTGACGGGATTACATTCGGCTACATCCATGATGAGCTTAAGAAAAGAGGGTTTATTATCTATCCCGGTAAGGACGAATTAAAAGACAAAGTAATGCACATAGCAACGATGGGATCATTGACGAAAAAAGACGTTAAGGACTTTGTGAAGAACTTGAAAGAGGTTTTGAGATGACGGTTTACTGCCCGGACTGTAATAACAGTATGTCTGAACTTAATAATAAAAATGGAATTTATACAGTTTATTGTAAACATTGTGAGGTAATGTATAAAGGGCATATAGAAGTTAGAAGTCAAGAATACATAATACATTTTTCATTAAATATTGATGAACTATACAAGAATAAAATAATAAAATATGAATCTAGTATTGAACAAAAAAAAGGGGTGCGTAAATTAATTCATTGCGCAATTACAAAAATGAATGATTGAAAGAGGTTTTGAGATGACGGCGGAAAAATTGGATAAAGGATATTATTGGATTAAATTTAAGGACTATAAAGAGCCTATCATTGGATATTATGATGCTAAAATCAGTAATTATCCTTGGCAAATAATTGGTTCTGATGAGATATATGAAGAAAAACATATAATGCCTTTGAGGAAAATTAAAGCAGAAGCAGAATAAAAGGATGATTTAAAATGAAGACTTTGAAAGATTTTAAATGGTTTGAAACAGAGGTCACTGGTACTTTTCACGATGGTTTTGAATTTGAATTATATGAACGTTGTGATTGTGATGAAGTAGCTAATCTTCGGGATTTGTTCAATTCGCCTGAAATTCATGGTAAAAGATTAATTTTGTTAGATGATTTAAGACAATCAGCAATAGAATGGATAAAAGAATTACTAAAAAGGAATATAACAGTTATTCTTCCAGGGAGTTATTTATATGCATTTAAACCAGAACTAAAAGAAGAATATAATTTGGCTGCAATTCAAATGATTCATTGCCTTTTCAACATAACGGAGGCTGATTTAAAATGAAACTAAATAAACCTATTGCGGTGTTAATATGCGTAAAAGACAGACCCACCGAGCTTGCATTGCTACTACAAAGCATAAGAACACAGACAATAAAAAACATAGACATATTCATACTAGACGACTGTTCAGGCACACCGCTTACTAACTATCATTTTTTCAACTGTATAATAACTAGACTTAAGCTAGAGAACCATAACATCTATATGAAGCGCACAGAATTCCCGCACGGAGTAAGCCGAGCAAGACAAGCTATTGTAGATTATGCAAACTCCAAAGGAGATTATGATTACTTTGTGCGCCTCGATGATGATGTGATTTTAGAGTCTGACTACATAGAAAGACTATTGAAAGTGATAGAATCTGGCTACGACATAGCAAGTGGTGTTACTATTCCTATGATTGGACCGGTCTTTAAAAGAGATCCAAAACACCTGAAAGGCATAGTAAACAGGGTGATATTGGACGAAAAAGGCAACTACATTATGAACGGTGACGATTGCGGATATGGTTATACTGACTCTGTAATACTACCAGCACACCATTTTAGAAGTTGCGCCATGATAAAAAAAGAAGTCCACGACAAAGTTAAATACTACCCGACACGGTTGAGCAAACACGGTTTTAGGGAAGAGCAACTGTATTCTTATAATGCTTTGATGAACGGCTTTAAGATAGGAGTCGATACTGGCGCTGTAAACTGGCACATGCAAACACCTTCAGGAGGCGAGAGATTCCCAGACCAAAAAGAACTTACAATATTCAACCAGAAGATATTAGTCGAATTCACAAAAGAACACAAAGACAAACTCAATAAAATATTCATACATAAAGACATGCCAAGCGAACTTGAACTTATGAAAGAGACGAATTTGAGATGATAGAATTTATATATGATTTGTGTATCGGAGTTATGACATATCTCACAATCACAGATAGAGCAATAAAATATTATGGATGGGAGTGGTAAAATGTTGAATATAATCGGAAATTATTTTGGAAGTGACGGGTATTCCAGTCACACCCGCAACCTAGTAAGAGCCTTAGACAAAATAACAGACGTAAGAGTAACAACGCAAGGAGTACCGGGCTGGGAACGACTTGTAAACGACAGAGAGCTTGAACTATTAAAAAGACCGCCAGAAGATAACGAAATTAACCTCATTATTACTAACCCTTTGCATTGGAAACTAAACGCAACCGCAAAGCGTAATTGGGTTTACCTCATCGCAGAGGGAAATCTGATACCTAAATGCTTTATAGAAGAATGCATGAATCCTGATATTGAATATATATTTTGTCCTTCAGAACACACAATGAGCGCGTTAATAAATACCGAATACCCGCAAGAATATTACGTAACATTAAATAAAAAAATAAAAATAATCCCGCACGGTGTAGACCTAAAACTTTTCTACCCGAATAAAAAATGTCCTGAATGTAATGAATGGTGGTTAGATTATGGGGATGGATGTCATAATTGTGGACATAAAATAACAAAATGCACGTTTCTTCTAAATAAGGGATTTAGAAATCTAAAAGATAGAGGAGGCGCACAATATTTTATACAAGCATACTTCCAGGAATTCACAGACAAAGATAATGTTAGCACAATATTGAAAATAAATCCTTCCTATGGCATACCAGACCTCAATAGTATGATAGCCCAACTAAGCCCAAGAAAAACAAACCTTCCAGAACTTATCATAAACGTAAACAACATAGAATACTCTAAGATGGTTGACCTCTATAACTCAGCTACTGTATTTGTAAGCCCTACACGCGCAGAAGCCTATAATCTGCCCTGTATCGAAGCTTGCGCCTGCGGACTTCCGAGCATTGTGACGGGCTATGGTGGTCAGACCGACTACATAAAAGACAAAGAAAACGGGCTATATGTAGATTACAAACTTGAAGAAATAATGCATGAAGTCATGTACGAAGGCTGTTCATGGGCTACTCCTTCTATACCTGATTTAAGAAAGAAACTAAGATACTCTTATGAACATCCTGAAGAGATGAAAAAGATGGGCGAAGCAGCACTAAAAACAGCAAGAGATAATACATGGAAACACACCGCAGACTTGATTTGCGACCTAATTTAATGGAGGAATGAACATGAATGGAAATACGGCAGCCACATTAATCAACATATCCTTAATTATTTTGATTGGAGTCGGAATATATATTACCCATAACTCCTGGATACTGTTAGGATTATGTTTTATGAAGGGCACAACAACCAAGCATATAGCCACAGAATGCCCCGAATGCATGCATAAGTTTACAGCGATTGATGAATCAAGAGAGGTAAAATAAAGGAGTTGATAATATGATATACGATCTAAATTTAACGATATTTGGAATAGGTATTTTGTTATTATTACCTATTTGTATTTCAATAATTCAAAAAGTATGGTATGAACTAACTCATAATGATAATTCTACATTAGCGGAGAAGTATGGGGTTACTTTATTGCTATGTAGTTATATCGGATTAGCTATTATGTATATTTCACAAAAATGATTGAAATGGAGGAGTTAACATGAAAAGAAAACTAACAGAAGACGAAAAAGAAAAGACAACTAAAGGAATAACCAGACTGGAAAAAGAAATTATCGACATGAAAGAACATATACAATTCAACGAAAAAACAATAACATTCCAAAAAGCACAAGAAGCATACAACGACTTCGCAAGACCATACCTAAAAAAGCAAAAAGAAGCCAAAGACAAAAAGACTATGGACTACATGCACAATGACCTGATAAGTAAACAAAAAACATTAATTACACTAAAAGATCATATCGAAACCGGTGTAGAAATAAAGAAAGGTGATTAAAGATGACAGGAATTTACAGAGAGATGTCAAATGATGAAAAAAAGGACTTCAGAGATATTGGACCAACAAAGACAAAAGACGTAACAACAAACTTCTTAACAGAACTAGCACATATCCGCCATGAATGCACAAAGAACAAGATACCATTCTTCAAAAAGGCTGCAATGGACGACTTTGACGATTATTATAAAAAAGAAGTACAAAAATCAACACGTAAAAACGGATTTCTAAAACTTGAAGACATCCAGCCGATTAAAATGGACTGGAAGAAATACAGTTCTACCAGTAATATTGAACTAATTGAGATGATAGTACAAAGAGATTCATACGCAAGCAAGAAACAGCCGTTTGAAGTATTCGTCAGGACATTCAGATACAAATTCAAAGGCTACGGTGCAGAAGGAGTACATAATATCTCGATAATGGAAGACGAATCAGATGCAGTAAAAAGACTCAAAGCCGAATACGACAACAAGGAATTCAATGAGATATCAAGAGCCGAGAAAGTAAGCCAACGTTATGACAGAAAAAACAAGAAGAAAAATGGTATAATAGATAGCTTGACCGGCAACACTGACAAGAAAGACAACAAAGAAAAATAGTGAGTAGATGAAAAGGCGAGCCTATTGGTGTGATTTCGGGTGCGGTAAAAGAATAAAACTACTGATAAGAGACGGCAAAACGCATACCGGTATTTACATCTGCTATGGCTGTAAGAGACTGTTTGAAAAGACCAGCATTGGTAACGATAGACCGTTTACTTTTGCTGAAATAACTGAGGTGATAAAATGCCAAGAGAGAAAGGATTTTCAGAAGAGCAAACCAAAAAGAAACAAGAACTAATAGAAAAGTACGGCTATGTAGTGCTTGAAGACATCAAAGGCGATATAATCGTAAAAGACCCCGAGAATATAACTATTGAATGTGCGCACTCAAAAACATCATTAACAAACCTCGTAGTAATACATGATGCATTAATGCGTATTCGTGAGTATATAATCAGATAATACAATAAAACACAACATATAGTACCTAAAACATACAACACATACAATATATAGTGTATGACATGAAACAGAAATGTCTTTTATGCGCAAAACCAGCAACAAACAAGGCATACAACAAGCATATACCCACTGATGTAAAAGGATGGAACAACAGCGCGTACTTTTGCGATAAATGCAAACAACTTAAGCACATAAAAAGAAACTGGATATTCAAAGATTGTCCAGCATGCAATAAATACGGTGCAGTAGACGGCGCATGTTGGGATTGTAAAGAGGGTAATATGTTCGTGAAGTGATACTATGGAAATACAAAAAATGAAATTAACAGAACTTAAACCTGCTGCTTATAATCCGCGCAAAGACCTGAAAGAAGGAGACCCGGAATACGAGATGATAAAGAAATCTATCTTAGATAACGGCTTAGTGCAACCAATAATATGGAACAAGCAAACAGGAAATATTTGTGGTGGTCATCAGAGGTATAAGATAATCAAACAACTGGGCTATGAAGAAACAGAAGTAGTAGTAATAGACGTGGATGAAACAAAAGAAAAGTCCATGAACATCATGCTAAACAAAGCAATAGGCGACTGGGACGATAAACGACTTGCTTTGATACTTAAAGAAGCTAAAAAGAATGACTGGCTTGATAAGACAGGATTTGAAGAGGACGACCTTAAAGAGCTTGTAGAATCCTTGCAGGAAGATACACTAAAAGAAGGACTGACAGATCCAGACGATGTACCGGAACCTAAAGAGACTAAAATAAAAGTAGGCGATATATTCAAACTCGGAAGGCATCGTCTTATGTGCGGCGATTCCACAGATAAAAGACAAGTAGAAGCGCTTATGGATGGTAAGAAAGCGGATATGGTGTTTACTGACCCTCCTTATGGTGTTGGTTATGCGGATAAAAATAAATTCCTAAATTCTATTGATAAAGGTAACTGTAATCAAAAAGAGATAGAGAACGACCATAAAACAATAGATGACCTACGAGACAATATTATTTATCCTGCTTTTTGTAGAATTAAAGAATCCCTAAATGATAAAGCAAGCTATTACATTACAGCGCCACAAGGTGGGGACTTATTGATGATGATGATGATGATGATGAAAGCAGGATTAACTTTAAGACACATGATTATATGGTGTAAGAACAATCACGTATTGGGTAGATGTGACTATAATTACAAACACGAACCATTATTATTCGGATGGATAGACACACATAATTTTTACGGTAATGGAGAGCATAAATTTTCTACTTGGAATATTGATAAACCGCATAAATCAGACTTACACCCCACCATGAAGCCAGTTGAATTAGTTGTTAATGCAATCAAAAACAGTTCAAAGAAAGATAATATTGTATTGGATGTATTCGGCGGTTCAGGAACAACCTTAATAGCATGCGAACAGACAGACAGAACATGCAACATGATGGAGTTAGACCCTATTTATGTGGAAGTTATCAAATCTCGTTGGGAACGCTTCACAGGAGCCAAGGCAGAACAACTATAAACATTTATTTGTTGATATTATGAAAAAAAAGAAACCAATAAAAAGAACGAAACCAGGCGACAAGATAAAAGCAGCCAAAAGAAGAACAGAGATTTTAAAGCTCATAATAGAAGCAGGTCACCCGCGCGCCATTAGTCAGTTATCACTCGCCAAACACTATAAAGTGAGCCAAGTCGCTATCTGCAAAGACATACAGGCGATATCACGAGAGATAAAAGAGAGCATGCCGAAAGACGCAGAATTCATAACGCATGTAGTTATGGAATCGGCTATAAAAGCATTATCAAAAAGTCCTGACCCTGACCAGAAGTTCAAAGCAGCTAAACTTATCATGGATTGGAATAACTATCTTTTTGAGATGGGCAAACAACGAAGAGCGCCACAAAGACATGAAGTTAAAGGCGAAATACTCAACAAGATAACAATCAATATAGCAAAACCAGAACCGAATAAATTTGATGATAAAAACATAATCAATATAACAAAAGAGAAATAACTGCGGGTGATATAGTTGGCATTAACAATCGACTGGAAGCCCACCGCTAAACAATTAACTGCTTATAATATCCTAAACGACAAAACAACCACAGAATTATTATTCGGCGGAGGGGCAGGACCAGGAAAGACGTATCTTGGTTGCGCGTGGCTAATCATATCATGCCTGAAATATCCCGGGTCAAGATGGCTCATGGGCAGGGCAGTCTTAAAGGCATTAAAGCAATCAACCTTACTTACTTTTTTCGATATATGCCGTAGCTGGGGCTTGAAACAAGACGAAGCATATAAATACAATTCAATAGACGCAGTAATAACATGGTATAACGGCTCTGAAATATACTTGAAAGACCTAAAACTATATCCTACCGACCCTGAGTTTGATTGTCTGGGCAGTACCGAATATACAGGCGCATTAATAGACGAAGCATCTGAAGTACCGGTCAAAGCCAAAGAGATAGTAGCAACCAGGATAAGATACAAATTAGACGAATTTGGACTTATACCTAAATTATTGATAGTATCGAATCCATGTAAGAACTTTTTATATTCAGAATTCTTCAGACCGAACAGAGATGGTACAATAGAACCATATCGCAAATTCTTACCTGCTTTAGTCTATGATAATCCGTTTATGCCGATACATTATATTAGAAACTTAGAGCGCGCAAAAAAAGAGACTCGTGAACGACTATTAAAAGGGAACTGGGATTATTCGAATGACCCCACAAAACTATTCCTATATGACAAAATCATAGACCTATATACAAACAACGTCAAAAGAGGGCTAAGATACTGTATTGTAGACCAGGCAGGCAAAGGCACCGACAAAGCCGTAGTAGCGCTATGGGAAGGTTTCTATCTATACAAGATGTTAGTATTCGATGAAGGTATAAGCAGTATGCAACTAGATAAAATCCTACAAGATGAACAAATACCTAGAAGCCGATGCTTGGCAGATGAAGACGGGGTAGGGTTCGGGCTAGTAAAAGACTTACCTGGAATAAAGGGATTTGTAAACAACGCAACGCCTATCAAGGAATTCAAAGAAGCGCAGGACCAGGACAAAATCAAGACCAACTATGCGAATTTAAAAGCGCAATGCTGGGATGTGGCAGCCACTTATACAAATAACGGTGAAGTAGGAATTTACAGGGATATTTCTGTAGAAGACAGAGAACTACTTACAGAAGACCTAGACCACATAAAACAAATAAACGTAGGCAAAGATCAGCCTTTTAGAGTTATAACCAAAGAAGAGCTTAAAAAAGAGATGGGTCGCAGTACAGACCGAGGCGATACGTTTATGATGCGCTTTTATTTTCCTTTGAGACAACCATACAAGCCGTATATATCTGTATAATCAAAGGAGAGAAGGGTGCAAGACCATTACAATCTCACACATTCAAATATGATTTTATTTTAGTTTCAAGCTATTTATATTTATGTTTCGGATAGAGTAACTTGATTGTAACATACCGTAACATATATAAAGATTGTGTAACAAAATGTAACTATGTGCCCCGTAGTGCGAATAAGTGATGATATAGATAAGTGGTTGCGCTCTTTTGATTGTAATTTTCGTAATGCGCTCCAAAAAGTAAAAAACACTTATGAGCAAAATAAAAAAATATCTAACAAAGACATAATCTCAAAACTGGAAGACCTAGAGCAACAGATAGAAGCACTTAAACGATATTAGGTGATGTATTTGAATAAAAAATATTGGATAAATATTGCGGTTATAATCATTGTGATGATAAGTATATTATTTTTAATACATACTGATGAAATGACAAAACAGAATAACTGTCTACCTATTGCAGTAAAAGTATGTGAAAATCATAATATGACTTTTGTTCAGGTTAGTGTTAATTGGATGAAATCACCTTACGTAACTTGCAGTAACAATGGAGAACCTGTAGGGTTTAGGATTATATGTCCAGATTAAGAATTCATAATGTCGGTGTGGCGGTAAACGCAATAATATCATCATGCATAATTAGTGTGTCGTCGGGGAATGCATGCGCGTAAAATGTAAATCCATTTCGTAAACTGCCCCTAGCCCGTCCAATGAACGGTAAGGAGACACCGCAACTGCAATGTTGCCGCCGACAATAATAGCCGAAACAGTACTGCGTATTCCTATGAGATGCGCCATCAATATGCCGGACTCTTTCAAAGGCAGGAAAGCGCGCTTGTAACGCGCCAATACCAGTTCGAGTCTGGTGTCCGGCTTAACGAGGAATTATTATGATAAGTCCAGTTGATACCGTTTTTGCATTGATTGTATTTAGTATAATAATCACAGTCATGTTGGATATCGGAAGGAGGATTAAATGATTCATAATGTCGGCGTGGCGGAAAACGCAACCATTGAGATGCTTGAATAATGTATGTTGGTGAACTTGCATAATTTAGTAATCTGGTCTCCCTCACACAAGGACGCAACTGAGATGTTGCCGCCGACAATAATAATGGAGGAGATTATATGAATGAAAATGAACTGAAAGAAATAATTGATCAACATAAAATATATTTGGCGGATAAAACAAAAGGTAAACGCGCAGACCTTGGACGCGCAGACCTCACATGCGCAGACCTTGGAGGCGCAGACCTCAGATGCGCAGACCTCAGATGCGCAAACCTCAGAGGCGCAAACCTCAGAGGCGCAGACCTCAGAGACGCAGACCTTGGAGGCGCAAACCTCAGATGCGCAGACCTTGGAGGCGCAGACCTCAGATGCGCAGACCTTGGAGGCGCAAACCTCACATGCGCAGACCTCAGATGCGCAAACCTCAGATGCGCAAACCTTAATGTGAGTAATTCTGAGGGCTGTGTTATTAATTTTTCATCGAATGAATATGAACAGGCAAAACAATTTATTGAAGGATTGAATAAAAAATAATAATTATACCTTTGGTGTAATTGGCGTCGGGTACGACTGTGGGAAAGTGCGCTGAGGAAACGATGATGCGCATTAATAATTAAGGAGAGTGATAAATATGAGTAAAAACCAAAAAGAATATGAAATACCTTATAGTTTCGAAGATTTTTTGTGTATTGGTTTCGCGCTTTTAGGGGTAGTTACATTAATTATAATATCGATTGTTTATCTAAAATCATTATTTTTATTAGTTATTTGAAGGTGAGTTAATGAAATTAATAGAAAAATTACAAAAATTACTTGGAATAGAATGTATGGATTTAGGTGATGTGATATTAGCTTATATTCTTGTTATTTTTGGGTTAATTATCTTTTTAGAATTTACATTTTTGTTAATTTGTATAATGGTGACGATATAAGATTGTGGTGATAATAAATGGAAATTGGTAAAATATTTATTATTTTTTTGAAGATTAATATGTTAGTACCCGCATTTATAATTATATACCTTTTTTATAAATTGTTGTGGAAACTACTTTGGATCAAAGACATAATACTTATTTGATATGTATAGGAGAGTGATAATATGAATTTTCAACCATGCATGATAAAAACATGCCATGATAAGGGTACTATTTGCGTTGCTGGAATGTGGTTTTGTAATTATCATATAACAGAAATAAATAAAGGACTTAAAACACTTACTGCGCTGTTTGATTAATAAAAGGAGAGTGATAAATATGGATTTATTTGATATTATTAATTGGTTAAAAGAAATATTGATTGAACTTTGTGATTTAGTTATAATTATACTGTTATTATTTCTTGGTTTGATAATATTGTATTTCGTGATAATGGGAATCAAAGATATAACTAAAAAAGGAGATTATGATAGTATTGATGAAGAATTCAGATTATTCAAAGAGAATACCTTACATTACAACGAAACCATTAAGAATGAAATTAGAATTTTGAAAGGAATGATGGCTGGCAAAGTTGGAAGTAAACAAGAGATGAAATTCAGAAAAGAATATTGGATAATTAGAAAAGAGATGTTTGGAGAGTGATAAACATGACAATATTAAATCTGTGGGAACATAATGGATGGGGTGATAGTATTAATTGGTTTAATTTCGCAACAAGAAAAATAAACGGTCATCTTCAAGAGCGCATTAAGATTGGAGATGAAATAAGAAGCAAAATGGGAAGCGGTAAAATAGCTAGATTCAAAGTTAAAGAAATAAAACAAATGCTTGATCCCTCAGACCAATTCTTCGCAACACTTTCAGATATTGGCTATTTGGAGGGTGCATAAACATGACAATGAAGACAATAAATGAGATAAGTATTCATATTGCAGGATTTGAAGAGGATGGTGAAATCAGTTATGCACCAAGAAAGGCATCTAATTATAAGAAAGAACTAAGACAATCAGCAATAGACGATATAAAAGAACTACAAGAAAAAATTAAGAAAGTAGAGATTTGTGATTCTTTTAATTCGATGCCATCAGGAAGCACATATAGAGCGCAAATTGATTATATTCAAAGGAAATTCAACATAACAGAGGATGATTTGAAATGAATGAGTTATTAGAGTTATATATTTCATTGATTATATTGTCAATAGGTATTATACTATCTCTGCAAAGTAGGATATGAATATAAAAAAATATTCAAAGGATATTTACTATTTATTATTCTTTTCATATATATGATGATATTACAGATTAATTATTTTGTGATATATCATTAATCAAATTCTAAATAATAAATACCACAAAAATAAAAGTCTAAATAATAAGTACTATCCAATATAACTATTTCTCTATGCAGTTTAATCTATCTAAATTATTCTCTGAAAAACCAACAGGTAAACACGGATATATATCTTCTAAAAACGAAATTAAAGAAACATTCAAAGGCGAAGTTAACGATACACAAATCAATTTCCCGAAATCGTTAGGCGCAGTACATCCATTCAGTTTTGAAGCTATGGAGAGCGTATATAAGACAATAGGTGTCATTAACGGCGGGATAAACAAAATCACTGATTCGGTAGTTGGCGATTTCTCTTATACTACAAAATCAAAAGAATCAGACCAGATAATAGCTAATTTCATTAAGAATACTAATTTTACTTCCGTTCTAAGGGAATGGATCAGGGAAGGATTCTCGAAAGGTAACGGGTTCTTAGAATTAGACCTAGAAGGTAAGGGCATACAAGTCTTGAATGCAAATACGATGTACGTTGTCCGTGATGATAAGGGAAACGTAACCGGCTATAACCAATGGATAGGCGATTTAAAGAGATATAAAAAAAACAAAAAAGAAGTAAATAACTTCAAACCCAGACAGATTGCGCACTTGAGAATAAACAAAATAGCAGGCGAACCATACGGGATAGGCATAATATACCCCAACGAAAGAACAATAGAGAACATGGTACTGAATGAACAGGATTTACAGAAACTCATAAGTAGAAAAGCAGGCGCGCCGATTCATGCTGCGGTAGGAATAGAAGGTCAAGCTGTAAATAATGAGTATGTTGACGCTTTCAAAGATAGCTTGCAGGTAATGAACAACCGCACCGAATGGGTAACTGATTCTAACGTGAAAATGAATGTGATAGACTTCGGACAGATTGGTAAAAACCTAACTGACGTACTGGATCATGACATGTTATTAGTCGCTTTCGGCATGGAAATACCAATAGTATTATTCGGCGGCGGTAATATCCCTGAAGGACTGGCAAAAGCACAGTCTGAGATATTCCAAAGGAAAATGGCAGTAATCCAGGAAGAAATAGAGAGTATAATCGAAGAACATATATTCAAACCATTATTAGAAGAACACGGGAGTAATGAAGAAGTTGACTTTACATGGAACTTACCTGGCGAAGAGGAGATAAACAACAGGATAGACAGACTAACGAAACTAATCGAGAGCATGAACACATCAGAACCGCTTAGGAGAATGGCAGAGTTAGAGATAGCTAAATTACTGGACATGGAAGATGCGCATAACTATCTATCGAAACCCGAAAAGGAAAAACCGGAAGACCAAAATAAAGACCCTAAAAACGACAAATCCCCTAAAGACAACGACAAACCAAAAGAAGATCATCATTTTGAAATGCATAATGTATATACAGAATCAGAACGCGCAGAGACCGGCAAGATGAGCATCAAAGAGTTCTCTAACCTGAAAGAAAACAAGAAAATGACTTATTCTGATTATCTACGAGATATAATTACTGTACTGAAAACAGATAAATTCGAGTTCCTAGCAGCAACAAATAGTATCGACATAGCAAACGGCAAACTATCCGGCACACAGATAGAGAAATTAAGAGATATATTACAGACAGCATTCAAAGAAAACCAGACAATCAAAGAGATAGAAAAAGAGATAACAGACAAAGTCAACCTGAAAGACGTAAAAAAAGACGGGAAAGTAATAGTAAAATCTTCTATCAGACCAAACACAATCGCAAGAACAGAAACAATCAGAGCAGCTAATAAAGGACTGATCAAAACATACAAGAAAAATGATATTAAAAAAGTCAGATGGCTGGCAGCAGCTTCAGAGCGCACTTGTGAGACATGCAACACACTACACGGTCAGGTATTCGATATAAACACAGTTAATGCGCCTCCGATTCACCCAAAATGTCGTTGTAGTCTCTTGGCAATAATAACATAATGTGATATAATGAAAATCCTAAACAAACCGAAATGTAAAAACTATGACCGATGCGGGAACGAAGCCATAACTATAATTAATGGTATGTGGGTATGCGGTGAATGTTTGATACGAGTAAACGAGAAAATCAAAAAACTAAAAGAGAAAATACTATTGGAAGAATGATAAAATGGTCGGAATAGAAGGCACACAAGGAAATGTAACCGGATCGTCTTACAGGGCAGAAGTCACCGAAGATAATAAACTGGCTATTTATGCTACGGGTAGTAACGGCGCACCTGTTGATGTAACAATTACAAATGGAACAGAAGATGCTGGTGTTCATGATAATCATCTTAAAGTGTTGGGCTATCATGAAGCCATCGGTCATGGTGTAACAAATGGAGATATTTCAATTGAAAGTGCTATGGGTAGAGAAACATCTATAGGAACAGGAGCATATACAATATTAGAAAAATTCTCTTTCATTCAGCCCGGTGGCGATACTCAAATGTATATACAAAGTACATCTGCAGAAGATGCCGTTGATGGTGATGGCGCAGAACAGATAACAATAAAATATTTTAGTTTGGCATGGGGTAATTTAAAAACCGTTCAAGTAGTGCCAAATGGAACAAACCAAATTACATTATCAGTAGATGACATCTATAGAATACATAAAATGTATATCAATAAAGGATCCCCTGCAGTAGGCGATATAACTCTAACAAATGAAGCGGCAGATGTATTATATGGCGAAATAGCACAATATGATGCATTTATGGAACGATGTATATTCTATATTGGAAATGGTAAACGAATCACATGTACTGAGGTAATATTTGGTTGTTCTACATCCGGCGGTGTTATTGTACGATTATTTGCATCAGAGGAGGATGATGATGGGAATGTGGTTACACGAGCAAGAATGACGTGGGAGATAGCCGACGATATAATATATATTCCATTACAGTTATCTGAAACCGTGGAAAATCCAAATAATAAACGAATAGCGATAGGAATAGCATTAAAAGGAAAAGTTGCAAATCAAACCGCAACTGCAACATTAAAAGGATATAGTGAAACAATTTGATTATTATGACAAGCAGATACGATTTGGAGATAAACAAGTTCCTTTTCGAGATAAGGGACATAATGAAAGCATCAGAAAACATACCGAACAATACCGGGATAAGATTCGACCCGTTTTTGTTTATGCTTTGGAGGGCGAGCAGGAAATGAAACTTGAAAGGAGATATTTAGGATTGAAGAATAGAGGATGCTTGATAGACCCGATTACACGACAAAGCGTAGTAACAGCAAAACACACAGGAGATATTGTCTACCCGCTTCAAGGACCCACTTCAATATCCAATAAATCAGAATACATTACACCATCCAGAGAGCGAACATTAAACCCGACCCAACATTTGAATCTTAACGAAGTCGGCGAGAACAAAAACATATTCAAAAGAGTACCAGATTCCAGATATGTGAGGTTAGATTGAATGGGAGATAAGACATTTCTAACCAGACGAATCACAAACAAGGACATATTCGAGAAACTGATGAATATCGAAAAACAGGTAACAAAAACAAACGGGACTGTAAACTGGCATACTAAAGCAATAGGCGGAATATTTGTACTTGTTTGTGGTATAATAGCGACATTAGGAGGAATGATATGATGCCATGTAAAACTAAGAAAAAAGGAGGTCGAAAGAAATGATTAAGTTCAAGTTTCAAGTACCAATAAAAGAAGTAAAAGCATTAGAAACTGATGGCGAAGAGACAAAAAACACAGAATTTATGATAGAAGGCACAGCAATTAACGCCATAACAACGTCTAATAACCATAAATTTCTGGCTGAAGAACTGGAATCGTCAGCAGGTACATTAACAGGTGTTAAATTACTAAAAGATCATCGAAATGAAGTGGATTATATTGTGGGTATAGTAAAAGAAGGTAAATATCAAAACAATCAAGTCACATTCAGCGCAAAAGTAATCGACAAAAAAGTGCAAGGGATGATAAAAGACGGTAGAGTGGATAGTGTATCTGTTGGTGCAGATCTACAATCGTTTGAAGAGGACGAAGAAGACGGGTCTTACGTTGCAAGAGGCATTACATTCAGAGAATTAAGTTTAGTCGCTGTAGGTGCAGATGAGGGTGCAACATTCGGGATGGCTTTGAGTGAAGCATATAAAATGACTACAGACACAAAAAAAGAGGTGGTTACTATAACCTATAAAGCAGACGAAAAAGCACCTGATACGGTAACAAAAGAAGAACTAGCCGATACAGTTGCTAAAGCAGTCGCAGAAGCATTAGCTAAAGAAGCAGAAGCCAGAACACTGGCAGAAGCAGAACAAGCTAAAGTAGACGCAAAGGAAAAAGAAGCAAAAGAGAAAAAAGAAGCCGAAGAAAAGGCAGAAGCCGATAAGACAGCTAAAGAAACAAAAGAAAAAGCCGAAGCTGAACTAAAAGCGAAAGAAAAGGCAGAAAAAGAAGCTAAAGATAAAGCCGACAAAGAAGCCGCAGAGTCCGAAAAGGACGACGACGAAGACGACGCAGAAGAAAAATCCGGGTATAAAATAACTGAAAGTACCGGCACACTGAAAGGCGGCGCACTTACAATTGAGAGGGGATGAAAATGGCAGTAGGAAACGCATTAGGAGCCGTATGTCTGTTTGACGGTGAAAACCCAAGAACATTTACAGGCAAAGCAAGAGAGACAATTTCAGGCGGTCAGTTTGTATATGTATCCGGCGCAGATTCAACAGCACAGGTCGGGTCACAAGCATCAAGTTTCGCAGACGGCGACCTTGAAATAGCAATTAAAGATAAATACGAGATGTGCAACGGACTAGCACTAACAAATACCGGAAGTGAAGGACTTGTAACAATCGCAACAAGAGGTAACTTCTTAATCAAAGCAGGCGGCGCTATTTCAGGCGGTCAGTTACTATGGTCTGAAGAGGATTGCGTACAAGCGATTTCCAGCACAGCAGTAGGCTCAGAGATGATAGGACACATTGGAAGGGCACTGACTAACGCGGGGAGCGAAGACTATTGTCTTGTCGCTTTGAATCTATAGAGGTGAAAAAAATGACATTCAACAGAATACAAGAATACATAACAACCGATACCGGCGTAGCAGGAACATTACTCATACCGAAAGTTATTGCACCCATACTTCGTGACGAAGTAGACAAACATCTAATTCCAAAGGAACTATGCGCGATGTATTGGTCAGCATCACAGACTAAGAACTTCGGGTCAAGCTGGAACGTCAACCAAGTAGATCCCGATTCAATGGACATCCGGAAAGTCGGTGAAGGCGCAGAGATACCTATGGACGCAATCGATACAGAAACCAGGGAACTAACACCTGTCAAATACGGGGTAGCTATCAGAATCACAAAAGAGATGATGGAAGACTCACAGTTTGATATGTTCCAAAGGAATATCAAATACGCAGGTAAACGTTTTGCAGAGAAAGAGACTGAACTTATCATAACCGCTCTGAATGCTACAACAAACGCAGTTACCGGCGGCGCTGCAATCACTATCGCTAATATCGCAGAGGGTATGAACTATCTGGAAAGATACGACTATTCTCCAACTGATATGCTGATAGGTGACGAAGTTCTACAGGATATGCGAAACATCGATACATTTGTAGAGGCAGACAAGGCAGGCAATACCGAGATGATAAAGACAGGATTCTTAGGGACTCTGTTCGGTATGAAATGCGCTAAGTTCAGCAGGAACGCAACACCAACACCAGGAACTTACTGCAAGTATGCCTATGTGATCGACAGGAACGAATCTTATACAATCGGCTATAAAAGAGATATAACCGTTGAGAACTTCGACCTGCCTACATACGACATGTCTGGCGCAGCTATTACAATGAGGGTAGATGTGAAATACCTGAGAGACTACGCTACATGCGAGATAACAACAACCTAAATTATATCGGGGTGAAATAGCCCCTTTATAACTTTTTAAAAATATTAAAATGGAGGTCATAATAATGGCACAAGGAATGGTAGACGGATTAGGCGGAGAAGAGATAAACCAAGTTGGACCAACATCTTCACAAATAAATGTTACTGGAAGTATATATACTACAAGCAATATAAGCGGTGTGAATATCTATGCCACAACATCAGTACATTCAGCAACATTCAGTGGTACGAATATCTATGCACAAACCGCAGTAACCGCAGATAATATCACCGGAGATACAAAGATAAGCGGCGCAGCAGTCTATTCGGCAGGCGCAGTAACAGGCAGCGAAATAAACAATGCAGACGGATTACTTAGTATGGTGAACGGCGGAGTAGTTGCATGTGCAGCCGGGAGTAGTGGAACTATAGAATTCGCAACTAATTTCCCTGATACGACCTGGAGTATAGGCTTTGCTACAAGCGGCGCAGCACCATCAGCGACATTACCGACAGTAAGCGGTACATTGAACGTGAGCGGTGCATTGATAATAGGTGCAGCAAGTACAAGCTATTACTATACTGCAGTAAGATATTAATTTATTTGGGGTGAGATTCCCCTAATTATAATCACATTGGTGTGAGGCTCTCTGACTCTCCGCCAATTAAAAGATAAAATGAAAAGAGGCGATAATAATGGCACAAGGATTAAGAGACAAACAATATCAATATTACGGTAGTAATAGGAATTTCTACTCTGGATGTTCATTAAGTTCAGGCACAGCTTATTTATACGTGGGTTTTTCAGGCACTACTACAGGCTTTGGAACTGCTAGTAATGAACTATCACAAAGAATAGCGATTGCAACTTCAGGTACAAGTAATGCAGAATGGAGTTATAGAGGCACTGGCACATTCCCGGACGGCGCTATTTATGGTGGTGAATTATTTACATTTGATGGTGTAAATCATAGCGGGCTATGGCTAAGAACGAAAACAGATAATTCGGCAATTCGTGTATGGGGGTGGTGATATATGAGCCACTTTGACACCAACAAAATAGTAAGTAACGGTCAGCTAACAGCCATCGATGACGGTACTAATATTACATTCGGATTCAACGGAACAGATTATTTCAGGGTTGTCAAAAGTACAGGCAACTTTCAGGCATTAGGCGGGTTTGATTCTGCTTGGGGCGGAGAATAAAAAAGGTGATTATTATGAATATTAAATCATGGATAGCGTTTATAGTGTTTTTGGGTATTATTTCTGCTTGTGTGCAGTCTTATACTACATCTAATTTTGGCAATGCGAATTTCAAAGGTGCTGTTAATGCAAGTAATACTAGCAGTACATTTAGCAGTGAAAGTATAAAAGACCCGCCTAGCGCGCCTGCTGTTGGATATTGTATTTCTCATTTTAATGATAATTTCTCTAGTGTTACTGTTGATTATTTCCCGTTTAACGGCGCTAATTTCCTTGAATCTATCGATATGATGGGCTTTACTTTGAGTAATGGAACAATACAAGCTACTAATCTTTCTGATGGTACTATGCAGTGTATTGATGGGGATTGTACTGGTGTTGATGACATGAACTCGACATCTGTTAATACGGATTCAATCGGCTCTTTGAGCGGGGCGGGAATCACGTGGGCAGATTCGCAGGATGCAGATGGAAAGAATTTAACATCTCTTGGATACACAGAAGTAGGCAATGGGGGTAATAATAGAGATTTATTATTGTTTGATACGTCAAGGAATTGGAAATTTTTAACTACAGGTACAGGAGGTAATACAGATTTACAATTACAAAGTCTAACTGATTCTAAATATTTTAGGATTAAATCACAATCGGGATATGATATGCTGAATGTAAAAGCAAAGGATACAGGAGGAGAGTTAAATATTAATGTTTCCACAACCATATATGATACAAATTTAGATTTGCGCAGTACCTCTACGACATATCCACAAATTAATCTTAGAAGTGGTCGTGGTGAAGATGCCAATGGTGGCGTGAATAGAAGCGCTATATCTTTATGGAGTCATGAAGATGATGCTGTGTTCAATTCAGATTATTCATTTCGTGGATTATCAATAGAGGTTCACGCTGATTCTGCAACGCAACCCCATCATGTGACATTTTATTCTGCATTAACTGATGAAGGTTCTGGCTATGGTGGCAAGGCGATACAATGGCAATGGGGTAATGATTCTAATGGTAGATTCATGTTAATGGATTTGAATCGGATTGAATTTCCAGAAAACTATAAAGGATGGAATAATGAGACACAATATAATGCTATTGAATCCAAAAACGAAACACTATATATTATTGTAGATTCTGATGATGATTCAACTATAAATGAACTAATAGTGTTTTCCAGAGATGATTATACGTCAACAGGTAAGTTTATAATGAATTTTACTGGAGGGAAAGATGCACTATATGGTAATTTGCCCTTATTTGTGAGTACAAGAGTTGCAAGTGTTGGACAATCCGCTATGGAGTTTTATACAAATACAAATACCCTTGGAATGCAGATGAAGGGCGATGGTAAGATGTACTTTCCCGCGGGTGCAGATATGCTTAATAAGCCCATTCAGAATATCGGCGCAGCAGGCACAGACTTCACAGCAACAGGCGGATTGAACTTAGCTGATGACATGAACTCGACATCTGTTAATACGGATTCAATCGGCTCTTTGAGCGGGTCTGGAATCTCGTGGTTAGATTCGCAGGATGGGAATAATAATGATTTGTATGATATCCGCACATTAAATGCAACAAACATGTCTCTTGTAGGCAAGAACGGTATTATAGAAATGAGAGATTGGATGGATTATGGAAAAGATATTAATTTCAAACCAAACACTTCAGAGGGCTATGGTAGAATACAATTCTATCCTGAAGGCAATTCCTTACCAGATATTATTCTTCAAGTACATAATTCATCATGGATTGATGGAAGTTCACATCAACACATTCAACTCTATACTACAAATTCAACAGGCGATACAATCACCCGTTTTGCTATTCCATACAAGGTAGATATTGCGAACTGGGAAATCAAGGATAGTAATGTTATGATTTTGGGGCAATATAGGTTTCTAAGATTTGATGATGAAGAAGCGTCACCACACAAATACAATATAGGTATCTTAACAAATGGAAAGGGCATAATTATTCGTGCTGTTGATGCAGTAAGTGATGCTGAACTGGGGTTTGGAACTCAAAACTCATCAGGATATGATATATTTTATGTTGATAATAATGGCGATGTAACAATTACGGGAGATATAGATGTCAATAGCAATAGTATAGCCGAAGTAGGAAGTTTAAGTTTTGATAATGACTATCCTTACATTCAAACTGATGCAGGCGCAAATGCAAAGTTTCAATTAACTTCAAAAAAAAATACACCAGGGGATGGGTTTACATTTATAACTTATAATACTTCAAGTTCGCAGATACAAAGATTAGGTATTACGGCATGGGCAGATACCGCAGATATTGATATTACATATGCTAATTTAGATTTAAACGGTAACACAATAAAGAATGCAGGCAATGTAACATCATCATTTGTATTTAGTAATGCTGGCGCACAAGTGAATCATACGATGATTTCATCAGATGGTACTGTTGGATGTTGCGGGATGGGAAATGATTTATCGTATTCGTGTGTTGCGGGTGCATGTTAATGAAACTAAAAAAACTCCTCGAAATACCAATCCTATCAATGGTCTGGCTGATATGCATAGTACTTATTGTGGTCGATTTGCTAACAGGTAAGAACAATCAAAGTAGAGAATATTGGTGAGTGCGAATCTCAAAAGAATAATGTGAGGTAAATAATAAAGAAAATGCAAAGGCATATAAAGTGTATTAAGTGTATTATACACCATGAAACATAAACATATTACAATCACGGATGAACAGGAAGACTGGATTGAGAAAAATGATTTCAAATTATCTCCATTCGTGCAACGTAAACTGGCTGAACGGATTGTAAAATAAAAAACGTGGTGGTATAAATGGCAGAAGGCATATCGTTAAAATGGTTTGGAATCGGGGTCATAATCTGGTGTTGTTTAATGTTCCTATTGAATAATGCATGGACAGTATACAATACAAATAATGTGAACGGTGAAATGAGAATGGATCATGAAAATAGAATGTTAGAACAGATTATAGATGGATATGATTGTTACAGAGTGGAATGTATTCAGTTACACGAAGGGGTTTGTTTTGAATGTGACCGAATAAAGCAAAATGAATCACAAATAGGATATAGTTCATTTCATAATGAGACCAATACAAGTTTGCGGTTAGCATCGTCTCAGAATATCTCTCATGATTTATTACTCGTATCCGCAACAGAAGAGATATGGCGCATAAGTGCAAACGGTAGTTTCTATTGGCGTGGCGAATATATCAAGGAATCGCCGATAATTGCGGAAAGACTTGAAAGTTTCTTTTATAATACTACAGAGTTTTGTGGATGTGAGCGAGAGGATGATATTATTTTGCTAAATAATACTGAATTATCTGCAACAAGAGGACATACCTTATATGCATTGGATAACGAGGCTCAAAGTGATGTTGTATATTTAAATACATGATATAACTAATGAGTGCGAATCTCATTGAGAGCTTCAAAATAAAGAAATAATGGTGATAACATGGAAATAGACAAATACAAGACAGGAATAATAGGAGTACTACTATTCATAGCAGGACTAGGCGGGGGACTGGAACTGGCAGGAGAACAATTATATCTTACACAGGAACAGATAGACAATTCTTATGTATGTACTTCAAATCAGAAACTAGCTATATGTCCAGGGACAGAAACCCATCCAGAGCCGTTAAGCCCAAGTGGAGCGAGTTGTTATTTCCAGAATGACGAGCCGAGAGATACATATACCAGATGTTCAAACGGCATATTCATACCACTAGTAGACGCAGCAGAAAATAAAGGAGTTTCAATATCTCAATATCTACAAAGCGCAATAAACACACCGTACCCTGAACAAGCACCAGACCAGATACACAAACCAAGCGATAAAACCGGCAGTGGTGTTTGTAACTCTGAAGGATGCGTATATACTAAATAAAAGTGATAATATCGAAAAATATCTAACCACCGCAGACGTAAACCAGATTATGAACAACTTAAACCAGACAGAAGCATTCAAATGCATGGGTCGTATGTCGGACTATGTAGATACACTAACAGAACAGATGATGTTAAGATACAGATGGAGGCAATAATATGGCACTTTCAACTATCGGATCAATAGCAATACACTTAGATAATACTCTTTCATTACCCGCAGCAATATCCGGGAATATGGTGGCAATAGTAGACCAATCCAGACAATTTATAGAGAATTATACCGGCGTGAATATCGGGTCTAATTCAATTGATAAAAAATATCAACCAACAATTTTGGACTTCGCCAGTGCAGATGCTATCGACCTAAAACAAGCACAGTCCGGCGGCGAGAAGTTAAGATTAGGCGAATTAGCTATAGACGACAGCGGCGATACAATGAACGCCAAGCAATTCAGACTAATGGGTGATATGAAACTCAAAAGCATAGGTAAAAAGATACAGTTCGCAAAATCATTTAGTTGATACAATGAAAAAACCTAATCGTAATACGAAAATCTATAAAGAAGCATGTAGAAAAAGACAACTAAAAATATGGAAAAATCCAGAATATCGAGAAAAAATGATTAAAATTCATAAAGGACAAATGACCGGACACAAATGGAAAAAGGGAGATATCATAAAACACGACAAACAATTTAAAAAAGGAAATAAGCCTTGGAATGATGGTATTCCTCATTCAGAAGAAACAAAAGAAAAATTAAGACAATATGTTGGTGAAAAATCAGCTAATTGGCAAGGAGGTATATCTTTTGAACCCTATTCAACTGATTGGACTGATGTTTTAAGACGTAGTATAAGACTTAGAGATAATAATATATGTCAATTATGTGAGGTTCATCAAGACGAAGAAAAAAGAGTATTATCAGTCCATCATATTGATTATGATAAGAAAAATTGCGACCCAAAGAATTTAATAACTCTTTGCCATAGTTGTCATACTAAAACAAATTACAACAGAGAAAAATGGATGAAGTTTTTTCAAGAGAGGGTAGAAAATGACTATTAAAGATTCTTTATCTGCGGGGTTTCAATCTATTATAACGAAAGCTGGAAAACCTATAACTATCAAATACTTCTCACAAACAGTAGGCAGTGTGTGGGAAGATGATGTTTCACTTGCAGAAATAGCAGGCTCACAACTGGCAACATCAGGGATAGTACTGCCATTATCAACAAGAAACAGATTCAATTCAGAAGATGTAATGCTAATAGAACAAGGGAAACTAAGAACGCAAGACCAAAGATTATATGTAAATGGTTCACTCGACTTCACAGGGGTAGGCAGTAATCTTAGCGTGAAAATCGTAATTAATTCAGACAGTTTTACTCTTGTGCCGTTGGGTGGCATACCTTACGAGGTCGAAAACACACAGATATACAAAAAGGCATATATCCGGGTACTTCCAACAGGGTCATTACTGGGTGAATCTTGATGAGTGTAAAAGTAGTTATTACTGGGCTAAAAGCAACACAAGCGTATTTAATGGCGGAAAGTATTAGAGCTACTAGAAACATGGAGAAAGGCATTAAGAAAGCAGGTATGCACTTGCAAAACGAAGTGAAACAATCAATCGGCGGTCATAGAGCAGAACCGACTAGTGTTGATACGGGTCGTTTTATGAATTCTGTGGATATGACAAACACAAAAACAACAGCAACAATATTCAGCGATATTCCGTATGCCGTCCATTTAGAGTATGGAACCAGTAAACTTACAGCCAGAAAACATTTCAGGAACTCAAAAGACCGTAATCAAGCTAAAATAATAAGTATAATCAAAGACAATATATAAAGTATAGTCCAAGCGCGGGCTATATCTTACCAAGCGAGGTGATTAATATAGTTGTAGAATCTGGAACTTTCATAAGGGATTTATTGTTCTACGTAAAAGACACGCTAACCACCGGTGTAACAGACCCTATAACAGCAACACGTAGCACACAGTCTAGGTTTGTGATGACTAGCTACCCGTCAAGATTTACTCAATATCCGCTAATCACAGTAAAACTTTCTAATTATAGTGGTCCTTCGTCAGGTATGCAGACTAACGCAATGGATATAACAGCTATAATAGAAATTAGAGTCTGGGCGCGGAACCAAAAAGAAAAGGACGAACTTGCTAATGACTGTTTTATTGTTCTAAGAGACGCGCAACACACAGCCAGTACAGGCAGTATAGCTAATTATATTTATGATTTTGCTCTTTTGAGCGCAGTTGAGGTTGATGAGGACGGCGAAAACCAACCGAAAAGTAGAATACTCGAAGTACAGTATAAATATTACAATATTTAGAGGTGAAACGAATGGCAGATAAAGATGAACTTTCATGGATAAAAATACACGAGCCCTGGAGAATACTAGACCATAAACTAAAACAAAACATAACACCAACAGAACAAGAGCTTTATGATCTTACGAAAGTTGAACAAGCAAAAATACTAAACAAGCATGGAATAAAAACAATTCCAAAATACGAAAAAGAAAGAGTAGAAAAAATAATGAAAATACTAACAGGAGGCGACTAATTATGGCACGGTATATCGGAGATCAGAACAAAAATGTAGGAATACACGAAAGTGGGACTTATGCGCATAATTGTGCAGGAACAGATGCAGTAGCGGGGAGTACATATTGGATAGGGCAGGTAACAGAAAACTCAATAGATGATGCTGAAAATCGGATTGAAGACAGGTACATGGGTACAGGAAAACGAACATACGACACAATGGAAATGGGACCTAACGACGTAACTGGAACATTAACATACCACCCGCATGATATGAGACTGTTGTTCTATGCAATCGGGTCAATAGTGGAAGTATCTGGCGCAACAGCAACTACATGCACACACGCAGTAAGCGAAATTAATAGTAATGTATGGCAAAGCCCGTTTGTAAGCGGTACTAACACCCATCCGGCTCCTATGTCTTTTACACTTGAAGATTCCAAACAATCACCAGGCACAGGCAGAAACTTCATAAGGACAATCAAAGGATGTACTACAAATGTAACTACATTGACTTTGGCACAAAGCGAGAAAGCAACAATAGACGTAGACTACATCGCAGAACATTTACTGCCAAGTTCAGGCACAACAACAACACTAGTTAATAGTGGTCTGTCTACTGATGCCCTAAAGCAAGCATTAGCGCCTTATATGTGGGAACATTCATTGCTTACACTTGCAGGCAGTCCAATGGACACCGCAAAAGAAATCAGTCTTGAAATAAATAATAACATGACAGGTCCGCATTACAATAACGGCAGCAGAATAATTGGCATGCCTTATGGCGGCAACAAAGATTACACTCTGAACGTGACTATGGACTTGGACGGTCAGGATGCAATGTGGCTATACGAACAATACTACAAGGGCGGCAGTTCATTCAACGGAACTCTGGACATGAACGCAGATATAACCGCAGTCGGCAGCAAACACACAACATTAGTATTCAGTGGATGCGAAGTAACAGACATGCCTAATCCAAGTACAGCAGATGCAGAGACAACAGAAACCACACTAGAAATCAGACCGCAAACGGTGGCAGGAAGTACATGGGACCGAACGCATAAATATAATCCGTGGTAGTAGTTACACATAAGTAAGTAAATGGAGGCAATAATATGGCAATGTTAAAAACAGAAGATATTGTATTCAGTCGTGACACAGAAGGCGCTTTAATCCCGCAAGAGATTACTTTAGAGACAATGGAAAACAAACCGACAATAAAAATAGTTCCATTAACTAAAGGGCAACTAAACGAAATACATACAATGGCGAAATCAAGCGATCCAATAGAGAAAATAAAAGCTGATAACAACGCGATTAAAATAGGGTTAATAGCTCCGAAACTAACAGATGAACAAATATCGGATCTAAAACCTAAATATTCCGGTGCTATTGCTATTGCGATAATGTCTGTTACGCTAGGCATAAACCAAAAAGAAATATCAGAAAAAACAGCAGATGCAATACAGGATATGGAAGCAGAACTAAAAAAAAAATAAATGACGAGGATATGGACCTGTGGCTACATACGCAGGGCTATAATTTCTTCACTATACCTAACCTAACATACCCGGAAATTAATAGTTTAGTAGCTGCAAAGAACCGTGAAATAAAGAAGAAAAACAGGGAAAATAAAAAAGCAGAACGGAAAGCTAAATCTAAGAGAAGATAAAATGGGAATAAGCGATATTCTAGGCGGGAAAGGAGTATCCGTAGTCATATCTGCGACTGACAACTTCAGCCGGACATTTAGCGCGGCACGGATGCAGATGGCGGCTTTCAAACCGGCAGGACTGGCAATAGCGGCTGGAATGGCGGCGGTAGGTGTTGGGATGGCTGCGGTTGCTGCGTCTACTCTTAAAACTGCTATAGACTTTGAAAGCGCTTTTACAGGTGTACAAAAGACAGTAGAACTAACCGCAGAAGAGTTTGACGTTTTGAATACTAGCCTTAAGAACATGACAAAAACCGTACCTAAAAGCTATGTCGAGCTAGCTTCTATTGCCGAAATTGCCGGTCAGTTGGGGGTCGAAGGGGTAGATAATATAACTAAATTCACTAAGACTATAACAGACATAAGTGAATCTACAAACCTGACCGCAGAAAACGCAGCGACTTCTTTTGCGCGAATCGCTAATGTGATGGGCGAACCGATAGCTAATGTTGACCGGATGGGTGCTGCGGTTGTAGATTTAGGTAATAATTTTGCGACTTCAGAGACAGAGATTGTAGAAATGTCTATGCGTGTTATGGGTGCGGGGAAAACAATAGGTATGTCTACACAAGACGTATTCGGTATGAGTGCTGCTTTAAGTTCTTTAGGTATTCAATCTGAAATGGGTGGCAGTGCAATATCGAGAGCCATGATAACTATGTCTAAAGCCGTTTCTAATGGTGCAGACGGATTTAAACAATTTTCAGAGAAATCAGGGCTATCTCTAGATGAAATTAATTTATTAATGACGAAAAGCACACCTGCCGCGTATCAATACCTACTAAATAATACAGAAATGACTACAGAAGAGATTAATAGATTACTAAAAGACACAACATTAGAAGCGTCAAGCGATTTAATGAATTTTGCGACGGTTTCGGGTCTTTCAGCAGATGAATTCTCAAAGTTATGGAGTACAAAACCCGTAGAGGCAATGTCGAAAGTAATTATGGGTCTTAAAAAGACAAATGAAGAGGGCGGTAATACTTTCGGAGTATTAGAAGACCTTGATTTAAGTGCGATACGAATTTCAGATACAATGTTAAGGTTAGCGGGTTCTGAAGGCGGGATAACTGCTGCGGTAGAGAAATCTAATCAGGCATGGGAAGAAAACACAGCGCTATCAGAAGAAGCAAATAAAAGATACGACACATTAGCATCACAAATCCAAATGACAAAAAACGAATTTACGCTTATGGCGTTGGCGATTGGCGAGAAATTAATGCCGATAGTCAGAGATACATTACTTCCATTCATTCGTGACCAGTTAATACCGACTATGGGACGTATTTTCGATAAGATAGTCCCGATTATGAGAGATGACGTGATTCCATTATTCGAGAAATATCTTGTACCGGCAATAGGTAAATTAATAGACTTCACAAAATCACTAAAAACATCCTGGGATAACCTTAGTCCTAGTATGCAAACCGCGATTAAGCTAGGATTATTAGCTACAGGCGCAGTATTAGTGCTTACAGCCGGACTAACATTATTAGGGATTGCTTTTGGGTTGTTGATGTCACCTATTCTGTTAATTGCATTAGCTTTCGGAGCGCTTGTAACTCTGGGCTATTATCTCTGGAAGAACTGGGATATTATAAAAGAAGAAGGTATTAGAATTTGGAACAAAATAAAAGAAAATATTGTTTCGGCGGTTCAATCATTGGGCGATAAATTTATATGGCTAAAAGACAGCGTTCTTACACCTGTTTGGGATACTTTTAAAAATATATATGGCTGGTTAAAAAACAAGTTTCTTGGCGTTATAGGTAGCGTTATTGATAAAATCAAAAGTGTGATTAGTTTAGCCCGGGAAGCAGGTGGCGGAATAGCATCAGCCGCAGGGAAAGTATTAGGGAGTAGACAAACGGGTGGATACATACCGCAAACAGGATTATACAATTTACATCAAGGAGAATATGTAGTTCCTAAAAGAGAAGTAAACACAAGCGGTAGAAATATCATCATAAATATAGACAATCTAAACGGATTCAATGCCGGAGATATAGCTGAAGGATTACAAGAAGAACTGGAAAAAAAGATAAGTATGGGATAATATGAAAGGGAAAGTAAAAATCACTCTGACACCGATAATTGCACTTGTAATATTGACGGCATCTATTTATTTTGTATTGGATGATAATATTAAAATTGTAGTAGGAAATACAAATACAGAGTTCTATGTCTGGGAGAATGAAAAATGGGTTTTAGGTGCTACCGAATACGTACAATTATGGGATGGAACGACTCGTATGCGTGCAAAATCAAGAAATGTAGAATATACTATAGACGGAGATATAACAAAAATCATCAGAACGTCATTATGGAAAGATAACATCACAACTATAGACACATATACATTTGATTCTAGTGTATCTGATATAGAACTAGTACCAATAGAGCATACAGTTAGATGCATTAATTGTAATGGAAAGATAATTCATTTTGAGTACAGGGACATAGAGTATGACGGTATTACGCGCAAGGCGATTAGTCCTGAATCTTTTGGTCATAACATGAAAATAGAATGGCAAAGTGAAGATTTAATGTGGGCTAAATTATATCAGCAAAAAATAGCTTCTGATAAATTAATTATTAGATATAGGGCTTATTCTGATGACGAAACATACTATGTGAGGATGTTCGACCCTGTGGCTATTTCGTTTATTGATCCGACCCCCGCAAATAATAATGACACTTCAAATACGTATGCCTATATTAATACTTCTGTATCTGACGGTACAGATTCGACAGCATTATTCGATTGGAATTATTCGCTTGTTGGATGGTGGCGGTTTAATGACAACAGCACACATGATAATTCAAGCTACGAGAACAACGGCACACAAGAGGGCGGCGTTAATTGTTCTGCTACTGGTAAGTTCGGCGGGGCTTGTAGCTTTGACGGTGTGAGTGATTATGTTAATATTTCAGATGCAACGGAATTACAATTCAATTCAATTACAGAGGATTTTAGTATTTGTGCTTGGATATACGCATTAAATAATCCTACAGTTTATGATTTGATTATCGATAAAAGAGATGCAGACAATGACGGATATAGATTTACGACCCAAACAAACGGAAGGATAGAATTATCATTAAATTCAACAGATGCATATAGTGCGAATAGCGCAATCACTCCGTCAACATGGCATCATGTCTGCGGTGTAGTTGACAGGAGTGCAAATATAATATTATATGTAGACGGAACCGCATCGGGTACTCCTGTTTCTGCGCAGGAGATTATTATGTCAACCACAAATGATTTGGTTATTGGTCGTCAGTCATACAGCGCCGGCAGTTATTTCAACGGAACTATAGACGAAATAACAATCCACAATAGAGCATTAAGCGAACAGGAAATAAAAGCATCTTATGATGTAGGTACATACAGGCTCTACAACAACTTCACAGACTTAGTAGATGGCGATTATGATTATATCGCGTATGTCCAGAACAGCTCAGGTAATATAGAACAGACAGAAACAAGAACCATTAATATCCATTATGAAAATATAACACAATGCTCAACTTTAGAGAAAAACTACAGGACGTATTATCTTAGAGAAGACATTACAGATTCAAGCACGTCTAATTGTATCGACATAACAGCAAATCATGTTACTTTCGAGTGCCAGAGTTATACTATTGACGGTGACGATAGTGCCGATACAGGTATAAGAGTCAGCAGAGCCAGTATTACAACAACAAACGTAACAATAAAAAATTGTATTTTAACTGATTGGGATAGATATGGAATCTCATTATCAAGAGCGTCCTATAATGACATCATTAACGTAAGTGTTTCTTCATGTCCAGATATTGGAATTGATCTGTTCTTTTCAAATCATAATGAAATCAACGAATCAACAATAAATAACAATAACGAAGGAATCAATATCGGCGGTAGTGATTACAATAAAATACATAATGTAACAGTGGATTCTTCAGTAGCAACAGGCATATCTATCGAATATGGCGCTGATTATAATAACATTACATTTTCAACTATCTCAAACACCACAATCTACGGGTTGACTTTTTGGAATGACGGGTCACCGGGACTAACAGACAGCTATATCTATAATAACCTACTAAATAACACTGTCAATTATATAGATGATTATACACCTACTACTTCATATTTCAATACAGATACACAAATAGGAACCAGAATATACACGTCAGGGTCGTATATTGGCGGAAATTACTGGACGAATCCAAATAGTACGGGATATTCTAATGATTGTATAGATTATGATGATGACGGCTTTTGTGATGTTGCATATACGGTATCTGAAGGCGTTATTGACAATTTACCGCTTACAAGTTCATCTATTTCAGATTTCAATATAACAACAACATCCGGCACAGAGAATCTATTTTATGCTTATCAGCCAATCCAGACAGAAATAGAACCATACGGTCAGACATCAACCATCGGCAGATATACACTAGACAATAATAATACCTATGTGATTGATATCTACGCGAAACTAAACGAAACAGACCCGTCACCTATAATTTGCTATCAGGAAACAGCAACCACCGCTACTTCATGCGGCGGACTGGCTACAGGCGCATATTCAAGTTCAAATAATTGGAATGATGGCTTATGGAGTACATTCACAGTAACTACAGGGATATATTACGCGAATTATACACGTCCAGACAATACAGTCAATAATGGCTATTGGGATATAGGATATTCTACTACGGCTGGCGCACTCACACGCGCGAATAAGAGTATTCTTTATGGGTGCTGGCAGGATGACGACACAATACAATTACGTGTAAATTCGTCAGATGAAGGTAACGGTCAGACTACATGGCAGTGTTATAATTATCTTACATCATTTTGGGATACAATATATAACACAGGAGCCAGTTATTGGAATTATCGAATAATATATGAAGAAGCTATTTGGTGGGTAATAGAGTCAGAACAGAAACCACTAACAATAAAACTAGATGAAGAATATGATTATGATAATTCGGTCTCAATCAATACAAGCTACCAATTAATTTATGACGATTTTGAAGTAGATGGCACCGGATATTTATGGATTTGGGCGGACTTCAATAACTTACAATCTCAATGGGACCCTAAACTAGACATAGTAGGAGTAGGATCATAATGGTTTCATTCTATCCTAGTTTCATTCCGGTTGTAGGAACGACATACGTCAAAATCACAGTAGAGGGTACAGCGTATTCTACTTATTATCAGCTTACCGTAGAAAAGAGTATTGGAGAATATAATGCAACATCTAACTTTAAAGCGACTTTCGATAATTTCGTAGGCAATCTAAGCGATTCTTTCAGCCTAAACGATGAAGTAGTAATATACGCAGATATTGGCACAAACCCGCCGACTACTAAACTATTCACTGGTATAATAGAAAAGATACACTTCACTGGCAGCGCAGGAAATGAACAGGTAACAATATCCGGCAGAGATTACGGCGCAGTACTTCAGGACATGACAGTACAGCCAGTGATTTTCAAGGACAAAGACGCAGGAATAATAGCGCGTACAATCGTCCAGAACAACGCAGAAGAGATTGTAACAACAGAAAACATCGACATAACAACCGGTACTACTATAGACAAAATCGGATTCAATCACAAGAATCTATTTGATTCACTTAAAGAACTAGCAGAACTTGCAGACTATTATTTTTATATCGATAACGATAAGATAGTTAATTTTCTAGCTAAAGAGTCAGTACCTTCTTATAGAACTTTCGATAACAAAAGCGTATATAATGGTAATTTCAAAACAGACGACAAAGAAGTATTCAATAAGGTCTGGGTATATGGCGACAGGATACTTACCGGAAATTTAGAGACATTCGCAGCAGACGGTACAGGGTCTATATTTACTCTTGAAGATAAGCCGCATAATACCAGGGTTACTTCACATTCGGTATTAATCCAGCCAGGGGGAATACTCGACATGACAAACCCTGCAACACAAGATTCTAAATTCCTTGTTGATTTCAATGAAAAGCAAGTTGTGTTTGTATCTGGTACAGCAGCAGGCGAAAATATCCCCGCGTCTGGCGCAACAGGCATAATTTCAATAGAATATGACCGGTCTACACCACTTCTAAAATTCAGACAGGACACAGACAGCATAGACGATTATGGTCCTAAAACAAAAATCATCAAAGACGACAACCTAAAAAGCTACGATGAAGTAGACGATAGAGCAACAACATTCCTAGCCGATAATAAAGACCCGAAAATACAAGGTACAATCTCTTTGAAAGGTGTAATCAATATAGACCCTGGTAATACCTGTATTGTAAATCTACCATGGCATAATATAGATCATCAGACTTATACTATTCTGTCTGCGTCCTATTCGTTCAACAAGAACAATAATCTATCAAACAAAATAATGACTTTGACCTTAAATAAAAAAATAGCTGATTTCACAGATACACTCAAAGAGCAGATGCTAAAGACCAGAAACCTTGAAGTCGGACCTTTAGAAGGTAATTTCACTAACCTGAAAACAGCTACAAGATACGTAGATGTAGATAGACATTATGAAGTATGGGCTGGCAGTGTAGGTAACAATTTTATATTTCATTCACCTAAACATGGATTAATAGAGAGTCCAGACAGCAGGTTAGGTGTAGGTAATTTACAGCAAGGTGTTTTAGGTTCAACACTAATTGCTAGTGGAGGTTTTTAAGATGGGACTAACAACTGACGCGTTAAAATCTTTTGCAGGGCTGATGGGTGGTAGCGGCGCGATTCCTAGTCATATTGCCATAGGAACAGGGTCGAGTACGGTTGTGAGCGGGAATACTGCTTTAGACACAGAAACAGACAGAAATGCAATAACGTCTATAGATTTGACCGTAGCCAAAGATGTAACTTATATCGCAGATTATAGCGCTACAGAACTAAGTGGTACTACAATGCATGAATGGGGGCTATTCAACGCAGCTACAGCCGGCAGTATGTATATGCGGGAAGTGATTGGTAGTATCGCATTTCAAGGAGACACAGAAATGCAAATCCAGAACACAATCAGATTCGCTATAAGTGGCACGTAAAAATATGATTATATGAAAAAAATATTAAAAGGTGGTTAAAATTGGAATTTTGCATACGTCGTTTGCTAGTGGAAATATGTTTACTGCAGGTAGTGATTATGGGGACACCGGCACATCAGGGCTGAATGAATTTGCTAACAGAATTAATGTAGAGTCAGGGATACTAGGCACAGTTTCAGGCGCTTATTATGCTACTTCAGGCGCTTATTATACTACATCAGGCGCGACAACCGTTATATCTGGCGCTTATTATACCACTTCGGGCGCGATGTTATCACATACGCATAATGGTACGAATAGCGCGGTACTAGGCAGACCGACACTATACAAACAAGGCGCTACATTTAGTTTCGGTGAACCGGCAGGTGAAGATTATACAATCGCAAGCGGTACAATCACAACTTTAGGTGGTGGAAGTTTGTTTATTTCTGCGCACACGTCATTATATTATTCATGGGGAAAAAACACTTCAAATATAAAATTATTATTGGATGACGTAGAAATAAATACATCAACACCATGCATTAAAAACAATTATACAAATAATACTACAGATTATCTCGGTACAATGTGGCTTGGCTCTGTAGGTGCTGGTGCGAAAGTAATAAAATTATATTTCACACAGACAACATCAGATAATGCAAGCGGCGCATTATATGTACCAACAATTTCATCTTATGAATTAATATAATCATTTATCGGAGGCGATATAAAATGATAGAACTAGAAGTGATAAAAGCATTTGGAGTATTTGTAGGAGTTGCAGTCTTAAGGTCTGCTGCAGGATGGGCGAACAAAGCACTTGAAGACAACAAAATAACTAAATTTGAAGTTAAGAAACTCACTCAAACTGTAGTAAGAGTAACCGTTACATCAACAATGCTATTTTTTAGTGTTAGCGGGGTAGGAATACCAATAGACGCACTCACAGCAGGCGCAGGAGCATATATATTCGACCTGATTTATAGCGCATATACAAAAAGCAATAAATCTACTTGCAAGAAGAAATAAACCGGTATGCGCAGACGTTATATAGGATGACGCGCAACAAAACACAGAATATAGACGTTTAGATATACATAAATGACTGAAATAGCATCAAATAATGTACTTTGGAGGCGATTGAAATTAAGACAGATCCAATAGACAGAATAGAGATGATATTACATAACATATATCCTGCAATAGCAAACGGATATAAAGAAGAACTATGGACGAAAGACGAAGCTATAGGTAAGCTGATTACATATAAAGAGAAAGGACATACTTTAGCGCCAGGAATAGAAGATGAAGTCCTGCGTTTAGAGCTTGAAGACAATCTATGTTCTGACTTTGACAGGTATCTGGATATGATTGAACTCGAAGCCGGCGATAAATTAAGGATGTATGTCTAACTACTAAATTAGTTTTGATTAGTAATAGATTAGTACATGTATTTGTACTGCTGATTCTCAATAGTACTGATTTTAGATGAAATTAGTATTTATCCTAGTTCAGGTTACTTATTGCGCATGGAACAACACATATAACGCTGAGGGGTTACTTTCGTGTGGAATATTAGTTTTTGGATTTATACTTTTTGTTTTCGTGGCTCTTGCGCGCGGTTATCCAAAAAAGGGAAGATATATAAAGATAGACATTTAATGATTTGTATTAGTTGTAAGTATATTAAATATATAATATAACATATTGTTTCTTTTTTGGTTTTGATTTTCTAAGTTAGAATGTTCTACAGGATATTAACATGTCTCTCGTAGGGGTTACATTTATATAATTGCGTATTCTATAATATGCTATGAGAACTACAGCACAACAATTAGAAGCTAATCGTAAATGGAAAGCGAAAAACAAAGACAAAGTAAACGCACAGAAAAGGCGATGGAGAAAGAAAAACCCTGAAAAAGTAAAAGCGCAAAAAGAACGGTATAATAAGAAGAAATACGGCAAACCTCAAATTACAACCCCTGAATCTTTTTTTGAATCCGAAGAATGGAAAAAAGTAATATCGAAACACATAATACAAGACTTAGGGAACGCATTAACATACTCAAATTTCATTAAGAGAAAATATGATATGGATATATCTACAACTACTTTGATGAAAAAAGCCAAAGAACTACAAGACCTAAAACCTAAAATTACAAGATTGAAACATAAGAAGTGATACAAATGTTAAACACACTAATAGAAACAACAGCAACAATATTTATACTCTGCTGTGTTTTTGCAACCTGCGGATATGCGGACTATAACGAATACACACAAAACCAACAACATACAATATTAGTATCCTTAGAATCGACAGTACGCTACGATTCAACATCACAATTACAAGAAGATTATACTGCCTATCCGGTAAACATCCAAGATGCGCATTATATCCCGATATTAACACAAAAAGGATACGCATGCGCGCCAACGTCATTAAACATGGTAATGCTATATTACGGTGAAAACAGATCACAAGAGTTTTATAACGATTGCGTAAAACTCAACACCGGTCTAAACGGCACATTCCTAAGACAATTACAATTATGTCTTGACAGATTAGGATATGACTCTAGATTCTATACCCAGAGAGAATATCCATTAACAGAATTGAAAACAGGAGACATGATTTGGTACTATGCTAGAGAAATAGATTATCGAAAAACACATATAAGCGTAATAGATTATGTAGAGAATGAAACAGTAATCATAGCCAATCCCTGGGGCATATATCAGACGTTTAATATTTCATATCTTGAAAGCAGGACCTTGAAGACAATAACAACAAGAAAAACAGATGATTAAATGACAATAATACCTACATGCAATATCTGCGGTAAGCCATCCATAAAAGAATTATGTATTGATTGCCACAACAAACGCAGAAGTGAAATATACTTTGAAAATCCAATAAATCGTGAACGCAGAATAAATTACAAAAGAAACCGATACAAACAAAACAAAGAAACAATACAAAAACAAAACAGAGAATCCAAACGCAGAAGAAAAGAGAGAGCAGCATTAATATAAGCATAGGAGAGGATAAACATCATATACAAACTCAACATACCAAGAGAGACAATAGAACAGGCAGAAGACAAAGGACTAAATCTCAACCAAATAGCAACCGATGCTATCCTTGAAGCCATGAACAATAAATCTGAAATATCGGACATAAACACATTTTTCGAGTCAGACGAATGGAAGAATAAGATGGCTCCCAGACTACGAGAAGATATAAACAAAGCCGTGGCGATGGTGAGACTGATAGAAAACAGATATAACTTAGTTGTGACCGCAACACAAATCATAAAACACGCCAGAGAATTACAGAAGCCTAACCTACCAAGAGAGAAGATTAAAGGTGTGTTGATACCATGAAAGTAATTTGCAGCAAAGCAAAAGAATGCCCAGGTGCTTACGTATGCGATCATGGAGAACCACACGAAAAAACATTATACTGTGAATATAAGTGTGAGGCAAATACAGATTCAGTATGCGTATCGGTAATGTGTATAGCAAGTTAAGGAGATGGTGAAAATGCAAAAAAGACTAGGAACTAAAAAACACACATATTCTTATGGCGCATACAACAAACACGACAAAACAGAGCAATGGATCAGATTAACAGAAGGATGCCCGCATAATTGCCCTTACTGCTACGAACCACAGGAACTAAAAATATTTGATATTCCTGAAATTGTCCGTAATGATGTTAAGATAATGGATATGAATATACTATGCAAACCAGAAGCATTAAATATTATTGAAGAATTAGGAAATAAGCGGGTAAATAATAAAGTGGTGTATTATGAATTTGTATGCGGTATTGATTATCGTTTTCTTACTTTGGAACTTGCACAGTCACTAAAAAATAGCAGATTCAATAAAATAAGAATCGCTTGGGATTGGTACTATAAAGATCAACTAAAGATAATAGCTGCGCTAAAACTATTATTCAAAGTAGGATACAAACCGGAAAACATTATGATATTTATGATATGCAACTGGAAAATAAAATATTCTGAGTGCTGCGATAAATTAGACCTATGTAAAATATGGAATGTTCAAGTTGCAGATTGTTATTTTGACAATCAGACCGCTCCCAACATAATACCTATTCACTGGACAGACACAGAAATAAAGCAATTCAGAAAGAAATGCAGGAAACATAATCAATTAGTGAACTTTAAGATGGATCCAGAACTAAAACGGAGATGATAAAACCAAGAATTATAAAATAATAACATGCCCGCCAGGAACAACAGACTGCAATAATTGTAAACATAAACAGGTGTGCAGGCATAGAATAGACTAAGGAGAGGATACTATGGAAATAAAAAAAACAATAGGAATGATTTGTTTGATTGGACTGATTATAGCAAGCATTTACATGGCTACAACCCAGACAGATAAACAACCCCAAAAATTAATTGATGATTCTGAATTTGAAGACATAAACATATCAATAATGAATACCTCGAATGACACACTTTGGATAATGCAATATATACCAACGGTTCCTATGTTACATGTTCGATGTGAACATGATATACTGAACGCAGAAACATACTCTGTATTTTTTTGGGTGGGTGTAGAATGCGCAAGATTAGAAGCAGATTCAAACCCAATGAGGCTAAACGAGACATACTTCAACTACAGTATGTGCTTTGAAGTCCAGGACATGAAAATAGGTAGGTGTTGAAGATGACCCTGAAATTAATTGTTGTAATTGCCGTGGTTGTGATTGTGTTAGGATGCACTGACGAAGCGAGTTGGACAGACGGTTTTGATGTGACACGCCTGTATGAAGTGACAGTCTACGGTTCTCAAAATACTACTTATGGAACTCCACATCAAAGAAATAGCTTAAAACACCCTAAAATCACACTTCAAACCGAAAGATATATAAAGGTCAATGAACATATAAAGAGTATTGGTAGAACAACACCAAAAAAACTTTGAGAGATGATAAAAATGGATGTACAAAAAATATCTGAATTGACTGATATAGAACTTATAACTGAGATGCAATTTCAAATGATTGTATCCAAAAAATTTCCAAATAGAAATATTATTCAGACAAGAGAGTTTTTCTTTGATGATTTGAAAACTGAAGGTAAAAATAGAAACATACAATTAACAGACGAACAAAAAAAAGAAATTGGAGATAAAGTAAAAACAATGATTGATTCAATTTGAGGAAACTTTCCTCGCCATTTTTGCTATTGAAATTAGCATTACAAACGGATGGGTGGCGGGGTTTCCATCAAAAACAAAAAGGAGATGAACAAAATGAGCATAAAAGATATGGTAAACAATTCAAACGGCGCAATCCACGTAAGATATTATAAAGGGAGTTGCGACGTACACACAAAAGACGAAAGGAGATGAGATTTGAATATGAGTACAAGAGATTCATGTGTGGATTGTGATTGTATAATTCATGTAGATAATGAATTTGAAGCTTATGAGGAAGACGGCACAGATGCGCATTGGGATGATTCAAGAAAGAGATGGCAATGTCAATCATGTAAGAAGTGTAATAAAGCAGTGAGCGTGATATGATATTAAAAAAGGTAAGGTTATTGTAATGGAATCCTGTCTTATTTGTGGTGTGCATGAACCACAATGTGCAGGGTGCAAAAGATATTTTCGAGATAATCAAACAATATATTGCGATGATGAACCGTATGACTCAAAAGCCACAGGAAAACATTATTGTTTGAAATGTAAAAGAAAAACAAATCTGAAGCAGTGATTTAAGATGAAACAGCAAAGGTTAGCAACTCAAACGGCGCAATCCACGTAAGATATTATAAAGGGAGTTGCGACGTACACACAAAAGACGAAAGGAGATGAGAACTATGGAATTATCAATCAATGAAAAACTAGAAGTAAACGAATTCACAAAAAAATACCCGACAATAACAAACATATTTACTATTCTTGAACGGAGAATAGATGACATGGATACTGAACTATCAAACCTGAAAGAAGAAGTATCGCAACTAAAACGGTGAATCTTATGACCACAGAAAACAAAAAAGATGGAATGGTGGGTGTATTAGAAGCACTCGAAAAAACAGGAAAACTCGACGAGATAAAACAAGCAATAAGAAACGAGCGAATAGAGAGAGACATGAGAACACTAAAAAGACACAGGAGATAAAAGGAGGAGATAAGACATGAAAGGAAAACTATTAGGACAAAGAGAGCACCCATTAAACCTGGAGATTTTCAACAAACAATACAGAATCCAGCTACGAAAAAGAGGCATACACCCAAGCATAGCAGACAGTGAACATTATACGGAATATCTGAACTCAGGAAAGCGGGTAGATATGAACGTAGAAAAAATGAAATACGAAGCTAAAAAAGCAGCAGAATCAGAAACCAGAAGAATACAAGACTTATGCCCGTCATTGATCCCAGACGTAGCAAAATATACACGCGAATTCGTGGACAGAGTTGAGAGAATATGAATATACTCGACTGGCTAAAAAACAACAAGAACCATGCCGTACTTTGGCAATGCACAAACTGCGACTCATTCAAAGCAACACCAGAAAACCTATGTTGTTGCGACAAACCACATTCAAAATCAGTAAAACGAAAACTATACTCTGAACACGACATAAAAATAGCACTAAAGAAATGTAAATGAATCACAGAAAGAGGTTTGAATCATGGTAATCATGACAGTGAAAACAGACAAAGATATAAGCGTTGAAGGAATGCGTAATTTCGTAGATTCACTTTTGATTGAGAGTAATTGGATTGTGTTTGTGGATACAATAGAAATCAATGGTAAATTATATTATAATGTCAAAAAGGATGGTAAGAAATATTCAGAATCACTGAGATTATCGAAGAAAGGAGATGAGATTCAAACAAAAGGAGAGTGATAACAGTGAAAGAAAAAATAGAAGAACTAAAAACAATAATAGAAGAATTGTCGCAACAAAAAGAAGAATACAACAAAGCTCAAACAAAGCTCATGAAGCTTTTATTGAGCAACATAACAAAGTTGATAACATAGAATTTGTAGAATTTTCAGAAACAGCAACCGCAACAATCCCTATGAAATTGTGAGGTATTGATATATTGACCGAAAGATATATAAAGGTCAACGAACAAATAAAGAGTATTCAAATACATACATTACACGATCCGGTGACTCACAATAACTAACCCCTATTGTGAGCCGCCACTAACAATTAAAACTGATATAAAATCCATTAAAACAAGGATAAAGATTAAGGAGAGTGAAAAACATGGAATATGAAAACAGCGGAGTAGTAGAATCAGTAACACCAAAAAGCGGATTTCAGAGCATAAAATTTAAAAATCGCTGTGAATTTTTCTCTAACTGGCTTAACAAGGGAAAATCAAACGAACACAAATCACTAAGCAAAGGAGACATAATTGATTACAATTTTGAAACAAAAGGAAAGTATCACAACATAACGAACTTCCATATAGTAATATCTACAAACAAATCCACAAGCAGTCCAGAACCAAGTTTTGATAAAGCAGATACCGTAAAAGACAAAGAAACAGACTCTATAAAGTCGAAAATAAAAGAAATAACAATCAGTAGAGGACAGACCAGACAGTTCACCCAGTTCGAGCCTACTAATTTTCATGTAAGCGCAAAAGCAGAATACAACCCAGAAGACAACCCCGAGAAAGTATGCGCAATACTAACTAATATTGTTGAAACAGAGCTTGCACTACAAATACTAAATGAGACGGAGAGGCGCAAAGAACATGAGTCTTAAACGCCTAAAACACATCACAGAAATAATAGAAAACGCAGAAGAACCTATGACGAAAGCAGACATAGACGCAGAATACAAAACACAGACAAAAAAGAACTTGTGCTATAGTACGCGTAATGAATGCATAGAATATCTACTGAAAGAAAAGAAAATAAAAACCGTAAATATGAAAATCTACAACAGAGACAGAACAGGCTATGTTTGGGTGAAGTAGATGGGTTATGATGATGCTCATATATCTGTTCCTTATTTCATGAACGGATCAGCGCAAATGAAGAAAGTAAAAGAAGAAAAGAAAAACGAAAAAGAGTTGAATAAAATAGCCAACACTAGCAAATGGGGTAAAAAAAGAAAGAAACTCACGCATTTTTTATGTGAACAATGCGGGAATAAAAGTTGTTCATCTCTTAAAGAAGTAATACAAGAAAAATTATGCTTAAAATGTAGAACAATAAAAGAAAAGGAGAGGATGAATATGCCAAAAGGAAAATTCTTATGTGGACTATACGGATGTACAAATTTAGTTTCAAGCGCACATCAGGCGAAACACGCACTTGAAGAGCATGATATGGATATCAGAAAATACAAGGACGCGCGAAAGGCTATGAAGAAAGGAAACCGCGGAATGGTTGTGGCTACTGGTCCAGCAGCAAAAGAGCCTCCAACACCTGCGCCATCCCTTGACAAGAAGATAGAAAAATCCAATATAGAACCTCCAGAGCAACAGGAAAAAACCCCTGAAAGTATGTCGAATCAAGAGATCATGAAAATATCAGGAAAGACAGAGCTTAATGGTTGCAGAATATCACCAGAAGAATTTGTAGGCATTCCTGTAAAATATGAGGGTGTTGTAGTTGGAAAATGTCTGGCTGCGCATTCCACGGATGATGAAGGAGTCATTGAAATGGACTATGAGATAACAGATAAGGAAATAATGTCTGATGTAAAATATGGATTCATGAAGGGATGGTCAATAACCGATAATTCAATAGAAATGCACAAAGGTATAAAACCAATAAATGAGCCAGCATGCCCAGAGCCAATAATAACCGAAGAATCAATTAAAACAGTTCAAAGAAAAAACGAAGTAGAAAACAAACTAAAAGCACACGCACAAAACGAAATAGATGCACAGAACGAAAAACACACAGCAAAAGAGATAATAAAAGTAATTATTTTACGATGCCCTCATTGCGGCGGTAATTTGAAGATGAAAGAGTGATACCATGAAAAGACCAGAATCAATAACATTCAGCAACAGTTGGGGAAACAAGTTCAACAAAAAGAACTACACAACAGTACGAGGACAGGACACAGAATTCAAACTATTGAAAACATATCCGGTAATACTCAAAGGAAAAATTATAGGCAACGCAAAAGTCAAAGAAATCGAATTCAAACGAATAAACGAATTCACAATCAAAGAGATTCGAGAAGATTTAGGACTCAGCATCCAAAATAACCTATCCGGCGACATGATAGCACAAGACGTAAGAGAGCAGTTTATAACGATTTTGGAAAAATGGTACAAGCAAAAGCCCTGGTGGATGGGCGAACATACAGTAATGCAAAAAATATACCTGGAAAATAAAGGAAAGGTGATATGAATGAACGAACACGACATGATCCAGGACAAAGATTTCACATGGCGACCAAAAACAGGAGAGGATATAATTAGAAGCGAATATACTAAAGTATTACTTGAACTAAAAACATTTGAAGATGCAAGATATGACGCAGCAAAAAATGGCTGGATGCAAGAAGTAAAACGACTGAATAAATGCATTGCATGGAACAAAGAACGACTGAAAAATATGTGAATAATATGACCGAAGAAGTATCAACCGCCGAAATCAGGAACAGTTTATTTATTATAGAAAACCGTATGGAAAGAGACAAAAAAGCTATTGCGCGCCTAAAGAAAATCCTGGCAATGCGCGGAGAAATATCATATTCAGAGATGAATGAATGATAACAATACTCATCAAAGGAGAACCGCAAGAAGTAGAAACATTTGAAGTGGCTTGGGAGAAGATAAGAAAAAACAGGAGAGGGTATAAATTACATGCATTGATGAACTAGTAACTGACTTATTGAAAGGCGCAAAAGAATGCAAAGCAGCAGAAAGCAAACTAAGCACATACGAGATAGCAAAAAGATTAAAGATAAGCTGGTCTACTGCTAATATTCATTGCTATAAACTGAAATCAGAAAATAAAATAAAAGGAAACACAGAGAAAGCCGAAATAGGCGACGGAAAAAAGATGTTGTGGTGGTGCTAAATGATAATAGAAATAACATTAGTAATAATAATCTTTGAATTATTGGCATTGATATTATGCCATGCAGTATATGTATCAGATGCCAGAGACGAGATTGTAAAACACATAAACGCAATAGACGACAAAATGAGTTTGGTTATGGATAAGAACCTAAAAAAGAAAGTGAAAGAATACAAACAGAGTGGATGAAGACGAAAGAAACAACTAAAATGCTACTATCATTCATATCTGCAATAGTTTTAATATTGGTTTTAATTTCCAATAATAATAATAATATTGTGATATGTTGTGTGTTTGTATTGTGGCTAACATTATTATTGTATGCTTTATTTAAATTAATGGAGACGTTATAATGAACAAACAACAAACAGCACTTAAAGTAAGAGACACAATGCGAAAATACAAAGAGCAAGGTTCAGACAGCCCATGCAGGAAGAATCATATTGTGCTATTTTCTAATAATACATTTACTCACGAAATTTCTAAATGTGAAATTTGCTATGGTTTACTACAAGGAGCATTACCACAACATTTCGATTATAAATTAAATCATTTAGTATTTAAACAGTCACCCGACTTCAAAAAACTAAGTTTCATAACAGAAGCAGTAGACCGAAAGACCGGGAAACGCAGGGATGTCGTGATACTTGAGACGGGGCAGATTATCGAAGTTGTAAATACCCATGAATCGAAAGAATTACTTGACAGCTACAAAAAAGATGACGTTTTAATAATAAAAGTATAAGGTGATTGAAAATTGAAGAAAAGAAATTAAAAATATGTATATTGTCAGACAGCCCTTTTATTCCGACAGGATTTTTACAAATGTATTCCTGAAATCGGAATCAAAGTTTACAGTTGGCTCAATATCTATCAAAAAAGAATTACGAAGTATTTTTTATGGGAAATGCATTTACCGGCATGCAGCTTAACAACTTTGAACTATACGACGGCACTAAATGCAATTTCAAACTATACGGCGAACTGCAGCACAGTTATTTCAGGAACACAATGTCAGAGATACTAAAAACCAATATGATAGACCGGTTTATTGTGCTTTTAGATACATTTATGTTACATGGTAATGACGCATGGTTCTTGAATATCGATACATCACCTGCAAAGACATTCTTCTGGTTCCCGACAGACGGCGGCGGAGGCTTGCCACAAGGCTGTGATAGGATATTACGAAAAATAGATGTGCCTGTAGCCATGTCGAAGTTTGGACAGAAACAGGTGAAAGAATACCATAACATAGACACAGAACACATCCCGCATGGTGTGAATACTAAGATGTTCTATAGGATGCCTGACGAAGAACGAAACAACTTAAGAGCAAAATACGGATTACAGGATAAATTTGTAATAGCAACTGTCGCTAGGAATCAACCTAGAAAGCATCTTGATAGAACCATCAAAGCATTGTTAGTTCTTAAAATGATTAAAGATAAGATACCAAATGCAATGTTATTTTTACATCTTGATCCAGAAGATCCAGCACAACAACTCTGGAAGATTAGAAGTCTTATACAGAAGTTCGGATTAGAGAACCGTGTTGTGTTTTCAGGTATGAAAGCGCATCAAGGTATCCCCGACAAAGAGATGGTTAAAATATATAATATAATGGACTGTTTTTTATTGACAACTTCAGGGGAAGGTTTCGGACTTCCGATAATAGAATCTATGGCTTGCGAGATACCCGTAGTTGCCACTTCCTACACAACAACCCACGAACTTGTAGAAAACACCAAAGCCGGCTTCGGTATAAAACTATCAGGCGTAGAAAAGCTTAATCTGTTCGACTTACATTCCAAAGAATACGATTATAGATGCATGAACGGCACAATAACCGGAAGCTGGGAAGTAGAGAGAGCAGTTTGCGATATAGAAGACGCTGCTAAATTGATTGTAGAACTCTATAAGAATCCAGAATTACGCAAAGAGATGGGTAAGAACGGCAGGAAAGCGGTACTTTCTAAGTACGATTTTAATAATGTGGTTGCGCCTGCGTGGGAGAAACTTTTGAGGTGATTCTATGAACAACAGAGAGCGCACAAAAAAACAAGATACATTGCATTTATATGTGGCAATAAGACGGAATAAAGAAAATAGTGACGGTCAAGAAATATGTTTCCGTGAAGTCATAAGAGATAATAAGACCTCATTAGACGCTTTAGAGGCACGTATAAAATCGATTTCAGGAACTTGGAGAATATATAAGACTGTAAACTCAAGAGACATAGAGAAAGCAAGAGTATTATTATTGATGAAACTTATAGAGAATCCAGAAAATTCATATAAAGTAGACACCATTTGGAAAACATGCCTATTACAACCAAAATGTAGAGCAGAACATAAACTATTATGGGATGTAGATGGAAATATAACTCTTACAGATTTGGGAAAGATATTTTCAGATAGAAAAGTTTTTATAAAACAATATATTAAATCTCCAAATGGCTATAATGTTGTGACTGAGTTATGTGATACTAGATTATTCAAAAAAGAAGATATAATTAAAGAATATTCATCAATAAATGATTTCGGATTCAGTAGAGATGGTGTAATGTTCATAAAACGATTTGTGATTGAAAATGAAAGAAATAATGACTAAAGTAAATGAAATGATGCATCCGTTTAAGGTTTATGCCGTTGGTGGTTGTGTCAGAGATTATATTATGAAAAAAGAACCAAAAGATTATGATTTCACTACAAATGCAAAACCAGACGAGACACAACAAAAAATAAAAGAATCTGGAAGAAGAGCATATATGACTGGTAAAAAGTTTGGAACTCTTGGATGTAAACTTAACGGTCAGATGATAGAAATAACAACATTCAGGGGAGAAAAGTATGAACAAAATTGTAGGAAACCGCAAGTAGAGTATCTTAATAATCTAAATGCGGATTTAGACCGAAGAGATTTCACTATAAACGCTATGGCTATGAGATTACACAATGATAAATTAAAAATTATAGATAATCATGGCGGCAGAGACGACATAAATAATAAGATTATAAGATGCGTGGGTAACTCTAAAATAAGATTCAAAGAAGACCCATTACGAATACTAAGAGCTATACGTTTTGCAACAAGATTCAAATTTAAAATAGAAAGTAAAACATCAGATAGAGTAACCAAAATGTCTCCAATGTTATTAACCATATCAAAAGAAAGATGGATGCAAGAAATTGATAAAATACTCATGGATGATAATGTTGAGTTTGGACTTATTGAGCTATGGGCGAGTAATTGTTTTAGATATATGATCCCAGAATTACATCTTCAAATGGATTATAAACAAAACTCAAAGTATCATAGTCATGAATTATGGTTTCATACAACGTATGTAGTTAATGCAGTACCTAAAGACATAAACATGAAATGGGCGGCATTATTGCATGATATTGCGAAACCGTTTGTATGTAAAGAGAATCTAAAGACAGGATATAATCACTTTATTGACCACGAAAAGTTAGGTGCTGATATTGTGGAGAAATTAGCAAGACATCTACACTGGTCGAATGATAGAAGAGAAATCGTAAAAGAGTTAGTATATAATCATTTAGATGACGAGTCTCCACTAAAAATATATGATGATATGGGGAAATAATGAATATAATCCTGATAACTCAACCGGAACAAGCCATGCTTGCAGAAGCCGGGGATCGTCCAGCTATGGGGGCGTTATATCTGGCAGCAGCATTAAGAGCCGCAGGACATAGACCTACTATTTGCGACCTGAACCATGACAGCTATTATACCCTAAAAGAAAAGATAGAGTTCATAAAGCCGGAATTCATTACAATAACAACAACTACTCCTTATCTTAATTGGTGCAAGAACTTCGCAGAACACTTAAGACACAACTACCCTGAAATAAAACTAATCGCCGGCGGTCCTCATGCAAGTGCAGACCCGGACTCACTAAAAGAACAGTTTGATTATATAGTAGTCGGTGAAGGTGAGAATGCGATAGTCGATATAGTAGAGAACAAAGTAAAAAAACAGATAGTAAAATATCCGCTAATAAAAGACATAGACACTATTCCTATACCTGCATGGGACTTAATACCAGTCGAGAGATACGGCATAATCCAGGAGGGTATAAGAACCGGAGTAATACTATCTAGTAGGTCATGCCCGTATAAATGTTTCTTCTGCGGTAAGACCATCATGGGCGAGGGCTACAGGAAACACAGTGTAGACCGGATTATAGAAGAGATGCGAATCTTAAGAGACAATTACGGCTTTAAGTCGTTTTATTTTGTTGATGATTGTTTCACAATCGACAAAAAAAGAGTATTAGAATTCTGTAAGAGAATGAAAAAAGAACAACTAGGATCATTTAGGATAACAAGCAGAACAGACACCATAGACGATGAGATGATGCGCGAATTGAAACTAGCAGGCATACGGTCTATATCTTACGGGTTAGAACACCTGGACAATAAAGTACTAAAGACCATCCAAAAAAGCAACACCGCCGAGAACAATCTAAAAGCCGTCAGACTGGCTAAGAAATACGATGTAGGAGTCAGAGGTAGTTTTGTTGTAAATCTACCGGGCGCTACCAGAGAGACCGTACATGATTGTTTGAAGTTTGCAATGAATTATAGTTTAGAATATGCGGATTTTTACAATTTGATAGTTTATCCTGGAACACCTGCATATAAGAATCCAGAAAAATATAATATAAAAATAATATCTAAAGATACAAATTTTTATCAAACTAGTGGGAAAACAAATGTAGACACCGAATATTTCACTGCAAGTGACGCTGAAAAACTTACAACAGAAGTTAATAATGAATGGCGCAAATTTAAAAAAACAAAATGTCCTTGGGAATTAGAATGAAAAATAGAATTTGTTTGTTTGTTTCAATCCTTATTATACTGGAATATGAATAGAAACTAAACACCCGAAAGAGATTATGGCGCGCAGAATGAAGTTTCAATCCTTATTATACTGGAATATGAATAGAAACAGAAAACAGTCACACCGCCGAAACTCACTACACGCTGTTTCAATCCTTATTATACTGGAATATGAATAGAAACCCTACAAAAAAATGGTTCATTTGCCTATATCTCACCAAATACTGCTTCATTCCATACACAGAAATCCATATATCATTATTAGTTTCAATCTTTTATAAAGACATGAAAAAAGTTATAATAAGTTTCGAGGGTTGCCGAATCATAACGAATCGGTACTACTCGATTTTGGGCTGTTGAAATCAGCCGTGCAGTTGTACATACCTCGCCTGCGGAGTACGCTATGAAGTAGTATGACTCAACTGCGCTATCCTTCATCATATCCAACACATAGGTCGGACACTCATATTAGGAACATGATTCTGCTAATTGTTCTATGTCTATATTCGATATGTTCTTTGAAGCATTATAATCGGCATCACAGGTCACTTCACAATTACAGCATTTGAATTTCGGGAAGTTATGTGCCTTACGGTAATCGAATGTGAACTCTTTGTTGCGTACATTACAACTATGACATATCTGTGACGTGTATTTCGGGTTGATGATTTTGATGCTGATGCCTGCCTCAATCAATTTCTTGTCAATCTGGTCTTGTAATCTGGCATAACACCAATACATCCTCTGGAATTTGAAGAAGTCTGTATCGCCCTCTCTATCATCTCTGTCTTTCAATGATTTCAGGTCTTCACGTTGGACTATTCCGACATTATTCCTGACAAAGAACGCCACAACTTCACTCGCCCATTTCTCGATTATCTTCTTACGTCGTTGCTGGTCTTTCTGCGATGCAATCTCACTGATTTTGAGCTTGTTCTTCGAGCCGTGACCTGTTCTGGAATATCTATTCCGCTTCATGAAACTACGTCTGCGTGATAATGCCTGGACATTATAAGCCATCACTTCATTACCATTTATACTCAATCTTTTAAGTGAATTACTGACCGCACATACAATCGGTTTCGTCATACCTATATCAATCCCGCCAACTATGTTCTGGTCAAGAGTGTGTTTCTTAGGCGGGAATGTAGCGACAATATTAACAAACCACTGCGTCTTCTCGCCTATCTTCTTACCTCTATTGAGTTCAAGCCATCCTATTTTATACTTATTTCTTAATGATTCCTGTATTGCTGGTGTTTCAAGTTTCTTGTATTTTGGTTGCTTGATTATGCAATCGTCATTATAATGATTCTGTGAATATTCGAGCCATTCTTTTTGTAGGTCGCCGTTCATAATACGCCTTATTTCGGAGTCTGTTCCTTCGTCACGCATCCAGCTATTATTCTTCATTCGACGTTTGGTTGATATAATCAGCTTAATATGTTTTTTCTTGATAGTATCTGCCAATTCAAAAACATAGTATTTCTTACCTGATTTTTTGTTCTTCTCGATTTTGTAAGTATATTGTGGTACGGTGATTGTAATCACAAACTCGCCATTAAGATTATCGATTAGGAATGCCTTATCCTTATCGGAATTTGACTGTTTGTACATAGGTATTGGGAACGTCTGTCTTTTGGCAGAGGGTAGTGATATTTTGGCACAATATAAGTCAAACGCTTTGGTCTTACTGAAATTAGACTGTACTTTTGTCCTGACACCTAACGCCATACATGAATCCTTTATCTCTTTATATGCCTCTTTATATACAATTGAACTCAATAATTTAGCAACAGAATCCTCTTTGTTTTGGTTGATTATCTTCTCTATATATAGTTTACTGATACCTTTATTATAAGATAAAGCAATCTTCTCCTGAAAGAACCCCATCAGCGCATAGAACTCTTTTTTTGTAACGATTTCAGGGTTGTCTTTTTTGAGTTTGTCATAGTATGTGTAACCTAATAATCCCTTACCACCATCTTTTTTATTCTGTTCTTTATCTTTGATAAGTTGTTGCTCAATTTTCTCACCCATATAAGGTCTAAGCACCTTCAAAGATAATGTTTTTGTTATCATAACATTATATTATCCACACATCTTTATATATCTATTTATCAATTAATAAGGTATAGATATATATATTTATTTATTAATTAATAGGTATGAATGAAAAGCAAAAATTCAAGGATGTTCTTATATATCCTGTTGATTGGATATTTCTGAATAATGTTAAATTTAAAACCGGCAAGAAACGTCTTGCGGATGTCATACATGACCTGATAAAAAATAAACAGACTATCAGACAAAGAAATAACTTGGTTGAATAATTACGGCGATGATTTTCATACTGCCTTAAGCAAAGTAAAAGTGGGTTGTGTCGAGTTTAAAGACGTTATTGCTAAACTTGAAGAGATAGAAAAGCAGATAGAAAACTTGAAGTAAATGATGCAAGTATGGTCTAGCGGTCAATGATATAAGGGTCGCGCCCTATGACGTTGGTTCAAATCCAACTACTTGCATAAAGAGATTGTTTGAATATCATAATGTCGGTTTACGTCAGATAGTAGTAAAGTGAATATGTTGAAGTCATACCTTCGGGAAATCTATTTATGGCAAAATGGCATATAGAGTAGCATTGCAAGATTCACATCTTGCAATCCGACATAATTAAAGAGATTGATAAAATGAACAAGCTAAACTGCGTAATTATGGGTGAAAATTGTGAAAGATTCTTACCTATGTGCATTAAAAGCGTACAAGACGCAGATAATATTATTTATTGTGATGGCGGAAGTACAGATAAAACAATAACTATCGCAATGTCATATACATTAAGAGGTATATATGATGATGCAATCCAACCAGATGATGTAGAAACATTTTTTATTATAGAAAATAAATACAATCAAGAAGATAAAGGTATGAACGGCAAGCAGCGTAATTTCTATTTGGACTACCTTAAACAGCACCACATGGGCGAATACGCGTTAATTTTGGATGCGGACGAGGTCTTAGATACAGGCGGAATACAAAAAATAAGAGACTTCATCGACAACCCACCAGAGATGATGACCGATATAAGCTCTGTCAAGATGCGCCATTTTATCGAAAATCTCGGACGCGAAGACGCAACCAAAAAAGAGCATTACGTACCGCATAGACTATTCAAAATCAAAGAAGAC